TTGATTGGAATACAAATGCAGTATTCTATAAAGATGTAACTACTGATATAACATTTACTTTTACTAATGATGTAAATGGTCAAGTAATAAATTTAATAGTTAATAATACAGATGCAAGTGATCATACTATTACTTTTCCTGTTGGTGTAAAAGTTAGTTCCGATTATTCAGGAATTGTTACAGCTTTAACTGAAACAGTTTTTACAATAGTAAGATCAAATGATAAATTATATATAACAGAAGTAAAGGATTTAATCTAATATGAAATCAAGTAGACCTTTTTCTTACATTAAAAAGAAAGCAGGACCAGCACCATATGCAACTGGTGTTGATGGTGATTTAACAATACTAAACGGTGAAACAGTAGTATTAACTTCTGGTCAAGTTTACCAATATGATAATATTGATATACAAGCTGGTGGTGTTTTAGAGATTGATAACACATCTACAGATACAACAGAAATTCTAGCTAAAACAAGTTTTATAATTAATGGAACTATTAACGCTAGGAATATTGAAACAAATAGTTTTACAAATAACTCTACGTTCACATCGGGCATACCTTATTCTCTAACAGTTACACAACGTAACGGCGGTGCAGGCGGAAGGGGTGCCCATGAACATTCTAATAATGCTCCGGGTGGTGCAGGGACTAACGGTTACGGCGGCGGTGGCGGCGGTGGCGGCGGTGCAGGAACAGGCGGACGAGGTGGAAGTAATAATGGAAACGGAAACGGTCAAAGTGTTGGTGCAGGCGGAACAGGAAATTTTACTCAAGGAAAGGGTGATAATGGTACACCCGGTTCTTCAGGCGGAAGAGGTGGAGAAGGCGGAGGTTCTGGAGGCGGCGGAGGTGGTCCCGAAAATGGCGGCGGTGGCGGCGGTGGCGGTCAAAAAGGCTTCCATGGTAAGATAGTTTATTTAATGTGTAATGAAGCAATACAAGGTACGGGTATCGTAAATGTTTCTGGTACAAACGGTTTCAATGGAGGTAACGGAGGTGGTAATACATCTGGTGGTGAATCCATGGGAGGCGGCGGTGGCGGCGGAGGAGCAGGCGGTTCTGGTGGACATATATTCGCTCAAACACCTGTTTTTAATCCATCTGTAAATGTTGGGGCAGGCTCAGGAGGTTCTGGTGGTGCTAGAGGTCCAGATGAGTCAAGTTCTGGCTCTGAAGTATCTACCGTTGGTTCTGCAGGACAATCTGGTTTACAGGGGTCGTTTACTCTTGAAAGAAATGTTAATAGGACAAGTTAATAATGAAAGTATTTACAATTAGTCATAAAATTCGTTTTTGGGAAAATGTGAGAAGTATATCTTTTTTCAAGCAAACTATTCAAAATAATATACCAGTAGATTGCGACATATATGTAATTAAAGAAGATGATTTTAGTTATGACTTTGAATTTATAAAATTTGAATTAAATGAAAGTGAAGATAAGATCATATTTAAAAAACAAGTTATTGGTTATGAGGCTGTAACAGATGAAATATCTTGGACTTCTATGGAAGATCATGAAAGGGAAGAGAACTACTCTGCTGAAGAAATAAATCTGATGAGTATTGCAATATCTAAGTATGGTATAGAGCAATGTAAGGTTTATGAAAATTATAAAAATGATATTGATGCACCAGAAGATTTTCCACAAATTGAAAGAAAAGATGTTACATATAATTTTCAAGTTGTGAGCGAGTCTATTGTTAAAGAGGTTACAGTGGAGAAGTATGAAAGCTAGATTAGTTAAACATCCAGTTGAACATATTGTTATAGAGGATTTTCTTAATGAAGAAGACCTAATTGAAGTTGAAAGGGAACTTTATAACTTATACCATGCTATGTTTGAAGGGGAATATAATGATGGTAAAGGTTCTAGAGTTATAGAAGAGTTTAAAAAGTGTTTAAATTTAAACTTACATGCTCATTATGGTGATCAAATTGATTTATCCTACTTAGAACAAACTGTAATTAATAAAAGATTGTTTTCAGAAGAAATGAGAGAGTTTTATGATTCATGTGGTTCATCTAGTTCTTTTTCTTTAATGAATGATACTGATAGTAGTTACTCATTACTTGCAGGTTTTAGAGATGGTGATTATTATAAATGGCATGGTGATTTAGGAATAGTTACAACAAATGTAATGATTAGTAGAAACCCTTCGTTTACCGGTGGAGACTTTATACTGAGTAATCAAGTTAAAAGACCTAATAGTGATAGAGTCATTGGTGAGAAATTAGAAACTATAAAATATCCTTATAAGAAAGGAACTGCAATACTTTTTCCGAGTAGATTTAAGCATTGTGTAACAAAAGTTAAGACAATAGATAATAAAATAGAAAACGTAAGATTTACACTTCAAAACAGATGTTGGGTAAATAATATTTAGGAGATTATAATGGGCTTTTCTAGCGGTAAAACAGCACCTACTAATATAGATTTAGATAGTGCTCAAACATTACAAAACAAAACTATAGATAGTACAAATTCTATTGATGGAGTTACTATAAGTACTTCGGAAATAGATAATCCGTCTAAGCTTGATGTTAAACGAGATAGTTTTGCAAATCTTGAAACATATGCAGCAAGTGCCGATAATGGACAAATTGTATATGCAACAGATAATAAAGAAATGTATCAAGTAGTTGATGGACAACTTATTGTATTAGGTAGTAATGCTGATGGTGTTAACTATATAGAGAACTCTGATTTTGAACTAGATACATCTGGTTATACTGGTGATACGAATCTAACTATAACAAAAACAGAAGTTTCGACAGAAGTACTAAGAGGTTCTGCTTCTGCTAAAATAACAAAAGCTGTTACTGATGCTACTGACGAAGAAGTTACTGTTCCATTTACAGTTGATAGAGCTGATCTAGCAAAAAAACTAACAATACAATTTGAATATGATACAAGTGATGCTGGTTATCAAGATGACTACATTAGGTTATATGTTAGAAAAGACCCTAATGGAACACCAGAAGATATTAGAGTAAATAACGAAGATTTAAAGGGAGGTAAAGGAACACATATCGCCCAGTTCCAGACAGATGCAATTATTGATGAATATGAACTAGTTTTTAGAGTTAATAACGCTGATGTTACTGGATATGATATATTTATTGATGACGTAAAAGTTGGTCCAAGAGAAGTTGCATATGGTAGCTTGGTTACAGATTGGGTAAGTTATACGCCTACATTTACAGGTCTAGGTACAGTTACTAATATAGATATAAAATATAGAAGAGTTGGACAAAATTTAGAAATACTTGGAGACTTTACAACAGGAACAACTTCTGCCACAGAGACAGAAATGACTTTACCTCAATCTTTGGTGGTAGGTACTGAAAATAACTCTATATTAAAAGTTGGTACTTTTAGAAGGGACTCTTCCGTTACTTCTTCTAATTCTTTTACGATTTTAGCAACAGATGGGGATTCATTTTTAAACTTTTCGGTAAACAATCAAACTAGTAATTTTAATCCTTTAGAACCTAGATTATCAACTCAAATGGTGGCTAGTAGTGAGAGAATATCTATTGAAGCAACAATCCCAATACAAGGTTGGTCTTCTAACGCTGTTTCTAGTGAAGATTTAGGTGGTAGGGAAGTCAGATTAAGAGCAGTTAGTAATAATGGACAGACTGTAAATAACACAACATCTATTTTTGTATACGAAGAGGTTCAAGTTGATAGTACAAACTCGTATGATAGTTCAACAGGTATATTTACAGCTCCAGAATCAGGAACTTACCTAATTAACGGTTCATTTAACATTGCTGGAACTACTGATATATGTTTTGCATCTTTAAGAAAAAATGGAGTAGAGATTGCTAGAAATATACAAAGGTCTGATCCTAATTCTAACCCTGTAGTTACTTCTATTTTAGACTTAGTAAAAGGAGATGAAATTGCTATATTTGCTAGATCAACAACTTCAAATTCAGCACAAACAGAAGTTTATTGTTTTTTAGATATACAAAAACTAACATCACCACAGACAATCCTAGAGACAGAAACTGTAGCTGCAAGGTATACTAGTGATAGTGGTCAATCCGGAATAGGTAGTGGTACAACGATTGTTTACGAAGACAAGGACTATGATACACATAATGCGTATGATTCATCAACTGGTGAATATACAGTACCTGTTACTGGACTTTATACAATAAATGCAAGAATAAGAGTTAATGAACTTTTCCCAAAAGGTACCGTAATAGCTGTAAACGGCACAACTATTACTGCACAAAATGTTGACAATGGTGATGATGACAGCGTAACTGTTAGCGATATTCTACTATTAAATAAAAATGATGTTATAGATATACGATATAATAGAGGAAATACAGTAAGTCTTCAGGCTATTAGTGAATTTAACACTTTTTCCATAGCGAGAATAAAATAATTAGCTTTACTACGGAGTAAAAACAATGGCAAAGTGGGGTAAATTAAAAGACAAATTAAAATGCAATCAACCTAAAAGAGACAAGCAAGGTTCTAAGAATAAAGTAGTAAAAGCTTGTAAAGATGGTAAAGAAAAGATTGTAAGGTTTGGTCACTCAATGCCAGATGGTACTAGTGATCCAGATAGAAGAAAATCCTACTGTGCAAGAAGCGGTGGGATAAAAGGTAAGAATGACAAATTTAGTGCAAACTATTGGAGTCGTAAAGCATGGAAGTGTTAGATGTTTGTAAAGATAACTAACCTAAAAAACAATAGAGAATTTGCTGCTAACTTCGACACACAAGAAGAAGCAGAGAATTGGGTTAGAAACCACAAGCATAAAGGTGCAGACGAGAAGATAATGTACGCACCTACAGAGCTAGATGGGGCTAAAGTACTTGGTAAACAAGAAACTCCAATGGGAACAACTTATAAGTTACAATTCCCTGCAGAATATAAAGTAGAGTATTTTGACTATGATGTTTCTTCAGTAAATGCCCACTGGCAAGACTTTAAAAAAGCTAGATTAAAAATACTAAAAGACACTGACTATACTCAATTACCGGATGTCCCAATAAATACAGAAACTAGAGGACATTACAGAAAATATAGAGAATACGTTAGAAATAAGAAAAACGATTATAAAGACGAAAATATACATACATGGAAAATACTATCATTTGAAGAATACAAGCAAATGAAGTTTCCAAAATAGGAGTAAAAATGATTGATCAAGTTACATTTCTTTTACAACAATACCCTTGGCTACAACACGTTGTTGCTGTTATGGTTCTTTGTAGAATTGTATTTAAGCCAGTATTTGCAATACTTGGTAGATATGTAGAACTAACTCTTGAAGAAGATGATGACAAGAAGCTACATAAGATTATGAAAAGTAAAGCTTACAAGATGACCGCATTTATAGTTGATATGTTAGCATCAGTCAAGCTACCTAAGATAAAGAAGTAGGATAATATGGGACAAGTACTAGACGGTATTTTAAAAAGAACAATTGAAGAAGACTTTACTGTAAACACAGAATACCTTTCAGAAAAAGTTGACATAGATAACAGAGAAGATGGATTTTCTGTACAAATTAATTACTCTAATGGAGTAAATGTTGACATGGTTATAAAGCTAGAAGCTTCTGTGGATGGAGAAAACTTTTCAGAAATTACAGACTCTGACCAAAATATTACAGATTCTACTGGTACTCATATTTATGATATTCCAGAATCTGGAGTAATTTATATTAGAGTTAAGATCGAAGTAAATTCAGGATCAATTGATATTGATAAGTTAATATATAGCGGAAAAAGAAGGCATTAAAAATGGCAAATACTTATATAAGATTGAACTTAGGCGGAGGAGCAGGAGGAATTGATGATAAAAAAGTTAAAGTTTCCTCTGATGACTCTAGTTCTGGTTTTTTAGAAGAAAAGGTAATAGTAGGTTCGAATAAACTTACAGTACAAACTTTAAATCCGGGAACAACAGAAAAACTTGAAATCGACATTGATCAAACTCAAATTGACCATGATCAGTTACAAAATTTTGACCAAAATGAACATAAACCGCTAAATGATGCTGTAACTAGCCCAGACTCTTTATGGTCATCTCAAAAAACTCAGGATGAATTGGATACTAAAGTAGACAAAGTTTCATCTACTGATAACGCTCTATCTAAGTTTGATGGAATTGAAGGTCAACTACAAGATACTGGTATTATAGTAGATGATTCAAATAATGTTACCGGAGTAAATGACTTAACTATAGATGGTGATTTAACTGTCAATGGGAACACTACTACAGTAAACACAAGCACTTTAGATGTAGAAGACGCTAATGTTACGTTAAATAAGGGCGGTAATCAATCTTCTGCTGATTTGCAAGGTGCAGGGCTTACTGTTGATATGTCTGATGCTACAAACGCTCAGATCGCTTATGACAGCTCCTTAGAGTCTAAGTTTAAAGCAGGAGAAGTTGGTAGTGAATCTGAAATAGTAACTGTTAATGATAATCAAATATTAGAAAGTAAAACAATAGATGCTACTTCTGCTACAGGTACTAATTCAATTAGCATGGATTCTGATGACGTATCGTATAATAATATTGTATCTGGTTTATTTTCTAATAACGTAAAAGAAGCTCTAGACGAATTAAACGAAAGGGATTTATTTAGACAATATCATTTATATGAAGACAATGCTTTAGCATTTGCAGATGCAGATTCTGGTGTAATTGATCCTACTGGACTCGATAGAGATGGTTGGTATTATACTAATCAAAATTCTGGAGATAAAATAAATTGGTATTATTTTGATGGAACTACTCAAGGTACTGTAACTTTAGGAGAAACATCTGCATATGCAGTAATGGAATTTGATAGTGCGGCTTCTACTCCTATACTATCGATATATACATTCCCTACTGGAAGTGGTGATATTTTTCCGGGATTCGCACACTCAAGAGCTGTATACAGTGAACCTGCAAATCCTTCAATAGTAGCAGGTCAAAAATATGTAGTATATTTTGGAGAAAATCCTAATATACACCCAGAACTTCCTAGAATAGAATTAACGTATAGTTCTGTAAATTCTATAGGAGATCTAGATCCTTCAGAGCCAGTTCTAACTATATCATTTGGATCAAACTCTGCAGAACCTGTAGGAGATGTTCAATATATGGTCCAAGAATTAGGTCTATATTCTGATCCTGTAAAACACAATGTTGAGCTTAGGATAAAGAAAGCTAATGAGTCAGATTTACAAACTCATATAAACAGTACACAAGCACACGATGCTATTGATGTAACATATGATAATAGTTCTTCAGGATTAGTTGCTACTGACGCTCAAGCTGCTATTGATGAAGTTGAAGATAGACTAAATACTGCTGAATCCAACATAAGTAGTAACTCTTCTAATTTACAGACACACCTAGACGACATTGATGATGCACATACTGCTTCTGCAATTACTAACGTACCTAGTGGTAATTTAAGTGCTACTGATCTCCAAAGTGCGGTAAACGAGCTTCAATCCGATATCGATGGTCTATCAACATCTTCTGGAAATGTTTCAGAAATATTTGAAGTTACAAATGAGCCTACTGGTTTTGCTGATATAGCCACAAGTGCTATTGCTTTTGACGATGTTACATATACACTGACAATATCTCCGGTTTCTGGATCATTTGATTTTTATGTTAAAGGAACTAAGTTTACAAAGTCTAGTGCAGAGTCAATCCAAATTGACAATACTCAATCCGGAAACCATTATTTTTACTATGACGAAAATGGAGTATTAAGCACTACTCAAGTTATTTCTGAAAGTTTATTTACAGAAAATGCTTTAATATCTATTGTATATTGGAATCCGGAAGTAAATGCTCATATATATTTTGCCGAGGAAAGACATGGTCTTCAAATGGACGGTGCTACTCATGGATATTTACACACCACTTTTGGAGCAAGGTACTTATCCGGACATGCTTTAGAAAACTTTACTATTGGTAACGGTAGTTTAGACTCTCATGCTCAGTTTACTGCTGATGGTGGTTCAATCAGAGATGAGGACTTAGTAATTCAAAGTCCATCTCAATCTCAGATACCAGTGCTATATAGACAAGGTAGTTTATGGAGAAAAAAAGCATCTGATGCATTTCCATTTATATACTCAGGTACGGCAGGGTATACTGGTACTAATGTACCATATAATGAATTTAATGGAACATCATGGCAGCTTACAGAAGCAGCAAATAACGAATTTGTACTTGTTCATTTATTTGCAACAAATGACAAAGATAATCCTATAGTAGCTATACAAGGTACAAATGTTTACAATAACTCTCCAGATGCAAAAGATGCTGCTAGTACTGAAATAAGTTCTTTGTCTGGTATTCCTTTTGTTGAGTTTGTAGCAATAGGTACTGTAATTTTAAAAACTTCTTCAAGTTATGGAAATAGTGTTAAAGCTAAAGTAGAACCTATTGGTTCAGCAAACTATATAGATTTTAGAGGAACACAATTATATACTCCTGCCGGAGAAGCTACTACACATAGTTTACTATCAGGACTTTTAAATGACGATCACTTACAGTACCATACTGACGATAGAGCCGATATTTGGTACGAAAGTAAAATTAGTTCGGGAGATCTTCAAGAAAGTTTCTACAGTTTATTAGAGAGCCAAACTGGAACAAATGTAACTGGCTTAGTATTCGACCCTTTAGTTGTTAGATCATTTGTTGCTGAAATTTCTGTAGAAATAAATGCATCTACTAACCTTTATGAAAAAATTACTATACATGGTATAAATAAAGAATCGGAATGGGACTATACTATTGAATCTAATGGGGATGATACGTTAATCAAATTTAGTGTAAATAATAATGGACAAGTACAGTACAGTTCAAATTTATATACAGGATTTATAGAAGGTTTTATTAAGTTTAGAGCAATTACTACGAGTGTCTAGGAGGCTCATAAATGGATTTTAAGAACATTAAAGACCCAGAGCAAAGAGAAGCTATCAATGCACTTAGAAGAGTCGCAGAAAAGAAACTAGAGCCTGTCAGAAGGAATCTAGAAAAAAAAGTTCAAGATAGGGCAATTGCTAGTGCCGAAGACATTGGGATTGGTAGGGATACTCTAGAAAAAATTGCAGGGGCTGCTATGGCAGCAGATGCTCTAAATAGAGGTGAAATAGAGGGTGGAATCAATATAAACGATGACTTGAGACTTGAGGGCAAGGTATCACCAAGAGAAAATGCAATTAAGCTACTGTATAATAAGAGTTTTTAAATAATTTTACAAAAAAGTTCTTGACAGAGTATAAAAGCTTGACATATAATGTTCTATATAACGCCCGAATACATTAGTGTCCATATAAAGATCTAAAGTATAGAGTATTATAACATAGTAAGGATATTATGACAAAGAAAAGAAATGACATTGAAGTAGAGGATGTTACCGGTACTAGTCAGTACGATGGTATGCAAGTTCTAAAAGATGCCCATTCTTTACCGGGTCATTATATTAGAACTAAAGAGTCGCTGACACTGGTTCAGTCTTATTTTGATTGTTTTACAGTGACATATAACTCTAATAGTCAACCAGAAGAGGTTTGTTATTTTGCAGGAATTAAGCCACATTTAACAACTATAGGAGTAATAGAAGATATTAATTTTTCACTAGCAGGATCTTACATTATAATCTCTAGTGGTAGAAAAGAAGCTAGATACGCTCCTTACTTTATAGTAGACGGTATAGGAAATCCTCCTGATATAACTGGAGTCATTAATATACCTGTAAATATACAAGAAAATGATGATGCTAGAGTAGTAGCATTTGCACTACAAAGTGCATTAGAAAGTATCAATAGTATATTTAAAGTAACTAGAAAAAATGCGGTATTAGAAATAACTACTAATAAATTAGGTATAACAAATAATACAATAGATGGTGGTACTAGTTTTGTAATTAGCAATCAATCAGGTGATAGAGAAGAAGTTGAAAGAATAAAATTAACTTATAGTTCAGAGGGAAACCCTATATGGCAATCTCAAGAATTAAAAGACTATACATACAATATATACAATGGTAAATTTGTAATGTCTAATGGTAGTTTTAGTAAAGTTAATGGTAAAAAAACTTTAAATGTACTAAACGCAAACGAAGTTATTTGGGATGAAATTGCCACTACATTCCCAGATACTGTTACTGATTTCTATACATATAGTTACCAAGGTACTCCTGTACAAACAGTTACTGTTACTTATGGAGATACTGCTAAAAACCAAATATTAAGCGTTCTAAAAGAGAGACTATAATGGCATGGAAATTTGATCCTCAAGTATTAGATATTAGGTGGGTAGTGGAACCTGAAGAAGTGATAACAGAAGGCGTGTTGGATCTAGGGGGGGTAAACGCTGATATATCAATAGATACTGGAGAAAGGACAAATGATTCTTCTACATTGGATCAAGGTTTGAGAGTAATAGATGGCAATATTTAAAGTACCTAGAATAAATACAGAACAAAGAGAGGGTATAATTCTTCAAGTTGGAGAAATAGTTTACGATACAGATCAAGAAGTTTTTTATGGCGGAGATGACTCTACTATGGGAGGTTTTTTAATTGGACAAAACTCAGGTGATATAGTAGAAAAAATTGAGCTACAAGAACAAGATATATTTAATAAGTTTATAATATTATCAAATACTCCTATCATATCCCAAAATGTAATATTAACTCCAGAGGGAGGCATTACTCAGATATATGGAATAGATTATTTAGTATCAGGGAACAGATTAAAATGGAATGAGTTAGGATTAGAAGGTGTCTTAGAACAAGGTGATGTTTTAATTATACAGTATTAATTGAATATCAAGTCGAAAAAGACTTGATTTAATAGAGGAGAGCATATGGCAAATCAAATTAAAAAGAAGTACATCCAAGACGGTGCGGTTGATGGTGAAAAACTAAAATTAATTAAAGATCAATCCGTTAGGGGTGAAGACCAAAGTGGTCAGGAGGTAGACCTACTTAAATTAGATCAGGATGATAAAGTATTATTAAAGGGAGAAGAAGCTGCTCTTAAATCACAAGTTGATGCTGAGCAACAAAGAGCTGAAGGTGAAGAAGCTGCTATTAGATCTGAGTTCGCTTCTGCAGACGAATCTGTAAAAAGTGAACTAAAAGGTGACGTAGAAGTAATGGACACCATGGGTAAACTTGAAGATGCTATCAATGCTGAACAAGTTAGATCCGAAGGTGAAGAATCAAGAATTGAAGGTAAATTGGATACTGAAATTTCTGACAGACAATCTGAAATAACTAGAGTTGAAAGTTTAGTTTCTGCTGAAGAAGTTAGAGCAATGGCTGAAGAATTAAGATTAGCCGGACTAATTTCTGACGAAGAGCAAGATAGAATTGCTGGAGATTCTGATCTTGATGCAAAAATCGAAACAGAAAAATCTAGAATCGATGCTATTCTTGCCGCTTCTGAAGCTGATAAAGATTCATTTGCTGAAATAGTATCTTTAATTAACTCTGTTGATACTGAAAACGACAGTGCCTTTGCTAGTTACGTTTCTTCTAATAACGCTAGATCGACTCAAATTGAGACAAGCGTTTCTCAAGAAATTCTTGATAGAACTACTGCTGACGATCAACTTCAAGGTAACATTGATACTGAAGAAGAGGCAAGAATTGCTGCTGATTCATCTTTACAATCTAGTTTAAATTCAGAACAATCTGCTAGAATCTCTCAAGATGATATCTTACAAGATAGTATCGATGCTGAGCAATCAAGAGCTGAAGCTGCTGAAGCTACTCTTCAATCTAAATTAGACGTAGAAATCGTAAGAGCTAGAAGTTCTGAAGAAGATCTTCAAGCTAATATTGATGCTGAGCAATCAAGAGCTGAATCTGCTGAAACTCAATTACAATCTAGCATTGATCAAGAAGTTTCTGATAGACAATCTGCTGTATCTGCTGAACAATCAAGAGCTGAAGCTCAAGAAGCTGCTATTAGATCAGAATTTTCTGCTGCTGATAGCACTTTACAATCTACTCTTCAATCTAATATTGATTCTGAAGAGCAATCAAGAATTGATGGCGATAATGCATTAGATGGTAGATTGTCACCAATTGAAGGTATGTTAGAATATAAGCATTCTTCTGTTTATGACAACAATATTGGTGTATATGCTGATGCCCAAAAAGGTGAAGAAGATGTTAACCTAAGAGAAGGTTGGTATTACACTAATGAAGTAGCTGGTCAAAAAATTAATTGGTATTTCCATGATGGACAAAAAGATGTCGTAACTCTAGGAGATTTTTCTGCATACGCTGTTATGTCTTTTGATGATCCTTCAGAGAGTCCAATTTTAACAGCTTATACATTTACTACAGGATCTAATGATGCCGGAAGTTGGTACCACTCTAGAGTAGTATATTCTGGTTTATCTTCTACACCAGAAGTTGGTAAGAAGTATGTAGTTTATTTTGGTCAAGAGCCAGAAATTCACCCAGAACTACCTAAGTTACAACTTTCTAAAAGCTCAATAAGTACTGTCGGAGAGCAACTCGATTCTGAAATTGTAATGACATCTTCTTTTGGTACTAATAGTATTGCTCCAGTTAATTCTGTTAAGTTTATGGTTGAAAGTTTAGGGGTTCACTCTCCTTCTCATAAGACTAATATTAAACTTAAAATTCACCACGCTACCCAAGAAGAATTTGATACTCTACAATCTCAAGTAGATGCTCTTGATGGTAATTTTGCTACTGACGCAGAGCTTGCTCAAGCGGTTTCTGATTTACAAGCTGAAATCGATGCTGACGTTCTTGTTGAAAAACAAAGAGCTGAAGGTGAAGAAGCTCGTATAGAAGCTAAGTTAGATCAAGAAATCTCTGATAGAGGAACTCTTGAAGGTGAGTTCGATGTTTATGTAGTTTCTAATGATGACGCTTTATCTCAAGAAGCTGCTGCAAGACAAGCTGCTGATACAACTTTACAGTCTAATATCGATACTGAAAAAGCAAGAATTGACGCAATTCTAAGTTCTTCTACTGCTGATGCTGATTCTTTCAAAGAAATTGTAGATCTAATCAATTCTGTTGATACTGCAAATGATCAAGCTTTTGCTGGATACGTTCTTTCTAATGACACTAGAGTTGATACTCTTGAGTCTGAAATGGATGATGTTGAGCTTAGAGCTAGTACACTTGAGAGTGAAATGGATGCTGCTGAAGGCAGATTAGATATTGCAGAACCTAAGATCTCTACTTTAGAATCTGAAATGGATAGTGTTAAGGCAAATCTTGCTCAAGAACTTCTTGACAGAGATTCTGGAGATCAGAATCTACAAGATCAAATTGACCAAATCAATACAGACGTATCTGCTGTTGTTCAGTTTGGTAAAGAGTCTATTGAAGTAACTGCTCAAATGATTACCGATGGTCATGTTGATCTTCAACATGGAATTAAACCAGATTCAATGGTAATGTTTGTTGATAGACTTGGTATGCATGAAGGCCTAGATTACTCTGTTTCTACTGTAAATGGTGTATCTAGAATTACTTTCTTGTCTCCAATGCTACAACCTTCAGAAGAAGCTATTGAAGAGGGTCAATTTATAAGAGTAACTTACGGTAAATAATTTTAACAAAGAGACCCCTTCTTAATAGTAGGGGTCATTTTTAACTCAAGGAGTAAAAAATGGCAATTTTAACAAAATCAACCGTTACTAAAGGACAGGCTAATGAATTTGATTTAAGTAAACCTGATTTAGCTGCCGTTAGTAAAGTTGTAAATGATAGCTACTTTACTGACCAAACTAATTGGTCTAAAGTAATTGTAGAATATAAAAGTGCGGAAGGTAATCAGCACGAAATGGTAATTTTTGACGCTAGTCAAGAATCTCCAAAAGGTAACTTTGAAATATCTGAAAAAGCTAAAGATGTCTGGGAAGTACAATCTGTTAAAATCATGGATTTTGATGGTGGGTATCTTAAATTAAATAGAGGCGATTTAACGGTAGAAGATTTTGATGTTGATCAACCATAAAAAAATAAAGGAGTAAAATATGTTTTTTACAAAACCAAGTAGCCCTGAAAAGGGAATTTCAAACGAAGCAACTCTAATAAAGTCACAACTTTTATTAGAAACTAAAGTTGCAAATGATCCTTATTTTTCAGTTGGTAGTAACTGGAATAAAGTAGTAGTAACTTTTAAAACAGATGAGGGAGGCCAAACTAATGATTTAGTTTTTGATGGTACATTAAGCAATCCAACAGGTAATTTTGACCCTTCAAGTGTTGCAAGAGATGTCTGGGAAGTACAATCTGTTAAAATCATGGATTTTGATGGTGGGTATCTTAAATTAAATAGAGGCGATTTAACGGTAGAAGATTTTGATATTGTATTAGGTGCCGGAGGCGGAAGTGGATTAATTAGTTATAATGTTTCTGCTTTAAATTTGTCTTTTTCTTCTGAATTTTTTTATGGTGTATACACAACTGAAGGGAATGTTATTGATTCTTTAAGCGATGGGTCAATTATTTTTATGTCAAGTTCAACAGGAGGGCAAATTAAAAAATTTAACCCGGATGGAAGTAAAAATGAAACTTTTGAGGCCAACTTCACAGGAACTATAAATTCAACACCTTCTTTTATTTTTGTCGATAGTAATGATGACATATACTCAGCAGTTCAAAACACAGAAATAATAAAGTTTGATAGTGATGGAAATGAAATAACCTCTTTTTCTACAAATTATGGAACATATACGGGAGTTGTAGACGGTATGATTGAGATGCCTGATGAAAGCTTGATTATATTTGGTAGCTCTACTCTTGGTTATGTAAAAAGAATTAATAAAGACGGTACTGATTTTACTGGAAACTCTTTTAACTCTAATATTAGTGGAAGTTTTGGTTCTAATGGTGTTACTTGTGGAGGATTATTAAGCGATAATTCGATAGTTCTTGTTGGTGGAATGACTTATGATGACGGTGTTAATTCTTTTGATAAACATTTAGTTGTTTTGAATGATGATGGTACTCTTAATCTTGATAAGACAAATTTATATACAAATAATGGCACTTATGAAGTAGGTTCAAGTACACCTAAATTAAGAATTGTGAATGATGATTTATATGTTATTGGAGATTATCAAAGTATTAGTGGAAAAAGTTTTGGGGTTATATTGTCCGATGGTAATATAGATACTGACTTTCAAAATAATGTACCAGCTATATCACCCTATGGTGGTCAGATAAAAGATTTTGTTTTTGCTGATAATGGAAGAATTATTGTTCTTGGGGCTTTTCAAAATGTTGGTGGAAACGATGATAGAGATTTTTTTATGGCTTTAAACTCAGACGGAACGCTAGATAGTGACTTTACAGTTAATAATCTTGATTCTCTAAATACTTATACTTATAATAATAACGGAGCAATAAATGGGTATTACAATTCTAATACTTTCTTTTTGAATTTTGATGGTGAAATAGATGGCACCTATACATTTTTGATAGCAGTATCTAATACATAAGGAGATAAATAATGGCATTTTATACAAAACCAGTAAGTCCAACTAAAGGTCAAGATAACGTAATAACTTTAGTATCTGATCCTTCTGATATCCCTGCTGGATATAAATTATTAGGCTCATAAAAATCTAGCCCTCTTCGGAGGGCATTAAACCAAAGAATACAGGTATATAAACTTACAAGTATTTAACAACTATAGTATTATATAATAGTATTAAATTAGGACAAAATATGTATTGCGGATGTAATAAATGTGATTTATGCAAGGAGAACAAAATGGATAAGAAAGATGCTAAACTAAGCCAATTAAAAGAGCTTAGTAAAGAAATGAGCAAAATGATGGGTGATAGCTACGGAGATTCTATGAAGAAAGTAACTGTAGCGGCCGATTCTGAGGAAGGTCTTGAAAAAGGTCTTACAAAGGCACAAGAGCTTATGAAGAAAAAAGGTCTTATGGAAGACGAGCCTATGTCAGATGAAGAAAAAGAATACGAAGAGGACATTGATGATTCTGAAGAAGAAGAGTTAGAAGGTGATCTTGAAGAAATAGCTGATGACGTAGATATGATGTCACCAGAAGATATGAAAATTAAAATCAAGGAATTAGAAGCTAAATTAGCTGATATGGAGTAATAGATGGCAAGACCTATAATTGCCTCTAAGCTGATAAAATCTGTAAGGAATAGAGCATTAATTCCTACGGATACTTCTGTATTCACCGATGAGGACATACTAGAAATTTTAAATGAAGAAGTCACACAAGGCTTATTAGCTACTATAATGTCTCTAAATGAAGAGCATATGGTAGATCATATAGACATACCTGTAGACTCTTCTGACGACCTCTCAGGAGGAATTAAGATACCAGAAAGAGCTGTAGGTAACAAACTTAGAGATGTATCTTACATTAGAGAAAATAATGTATACGAGCTATCTAGAATTACTCTAGAGGAACTATCAGACTACAGAAATGATTTTGACAAATATAGCTATAACTTAGATCTATTTTATGTAGAAGGCGATAGAGTAAAGTTTGTATCTAATAAAGTTGCAGCAGACTTTGTAAGAGTTTATTTCTATATGATGCCAAATGATATTATTACAGAAGATAAATGTGGTAAGACATTCTCTATCACAGATAATGGAAATGACACCACAACATTAACATTAGTATCTATACCTGATGATTTTTCTAATTTACCAACTATGGATATTGTATCTAATAAAGTTCCTAATAAGATTATAGGATATGATATAGAACCTATTAGCGTAAATAGAACACAAAAAACAGTAACATTTAATACCGAAGATTTACCAGATTCTCTTGAAACTGGTGCGTATATATGTGAGCAATATACTTCCCCTTATTTGAATATGCCCACAGAAATGCATGCACTACTAGCACAAAGAGCGTCAATCTATATTCTAGAAGCACTAGGAGATACAGAAGGTCTTAGAAACGCAATGATGAGACTACAAGGTATGGAAAATTCTATTCAAACTATTTTAGAGGATAGAGTAGAAGGTGCTCCACAGAAAATAAACCCAAGACACAGCACACTTAGTCAAACATTTTGGGTTGGTACAAGAGGTAAAGGGAGAAGATAGTGTCTCAAAGATCCAATACAATTAAAGCTGCAGGGCTATATACATTTTTATCAGAACTACAAGCTCCAGAAGGAAGCCATGTAATCGCTGACAATGTAAACATAGATGAACTAGGAGTTCTAAGCTCTAGAAGAGGTTTTAATGACTACGGATCTGAATTACCTGAAACTCCTTACAGAGTAAAGCAAGTACTAGACTATAAGAATAGAATTATAAGATACTACAATGACACGCTAGAATATGACGATGGATCAGGAAACTTTAGTGCTTTTTCTGGACAGTTTAATGAAGTTGAAGATGGGTTTAGAATAAAGGCAGAAGAAGTAAATGGTAATCTATATTTTACAAGCTCTGATGGTATTAAAAAAATATCAGCATCTAGTGAGTCGCAACTTGCAAATGTAGATCCAATTGATGCAGGTGCTCCAAAAGCAATTGATCTATCAGCTAAAACATTACCTTTAAGTTCAGGTTTCCTACCACCACAGTCAAAGGTAGCATATAAAGTTTTATTTGGATATAAAGACAACAATAATGTACTTGTACTAGGTGCTCCTACATCTAGATTTGTAGTATCTAATAATTCAAGTAATGTAACAATTCCAGAACAATCTACAATACAATTTTTAAAAACAGAAACAGGTTCAATTTATATCGGAAAATATTTTACAATAGATAGTTTAGACCAATCATTTTATGTTTGGTACTCTGAATCAGGAACTACTACAGAAGAGCCTCAAGATGAAGGAACATTAGGTAAAGTAGGAATTGAAGTTAAAATTGGAGGAACAGACGATGCTCAAACTGTTGCAGAGAATACAGCAAATGTACTTTTTAATGAACTAGTAGATCAATTTAGTGTATCAATAACAAATACAGATACAGTAAGATTTGTTAGTAAGGAAGAGGGTAACTTAAACAACATAACAGCAGGAAGCATTACAGAACCTGCCGACATAATAACAGACACTATACAAGAAGGTGATGTATCAGAAGGTACTAGTGCTAATTGTGAAATATCTACTATTATACCAGATGGAGTAACAACAGATTATTTTGTACAAGTATATAGAACAAGTGTCATTACAGTATCACAAGGACTTGACATAAACGATATTGATCCGGGTGAAGATTGTAACTTAGTATTTGAACAACCTGTTACGCAATCAGCACGATCAACAATTACAATAACAGACCAAACTCCTAATTCTTTTAGAGACACAGGTACTCCACTATACAATAATCCAATATCAGGACAAGGTATTTTACAAGCAAATAATGTGCCGCCTATTGCAAAAGACATTGAAACATTTAATAACTATACATTCTATTCTAACACAAAAACATTTCACAGAAACCAATTTACATTTGTATCTGTAGATGACTTTGGGGATGAAGAAACAAGTATTGTTGTCGGTAATGAGGATGTTGCTAGAGAATATGTGTTCCAAGGTGAACAAGAAGTAACTGAAATAGTCTGTGACACTGTTGCAAATACTCTTGAAACAAATGCAAACGATTCATATATTATAATTAACTCTGCAAACAACGAAAGAAAGTATTATATTTGGTTTGATAAGGGAACAGGTGTTAACCCTTTTATCGATGCTGCTACTTCTATCAGAGTAGATCTTAGTGCGGATGGTATTGTTGCAGGAGACAATGTAGGTCAGTATCTAGAACTAGCACTATTAGAGTTTGGCGACTTTAACATAACATATGATAACGTAGACACAGTAACAATAACAAACGTAAATAATGGAGACACAATTGACACAAGTACGCCTAATTCAGTTCTTGATTCTAACGGAGTTTTACAAACTGATAACTCTTCAACTGATTTAGAAGACACATCTGGAACAGGAGGAGGAGGATCAACTTGGACAATAACTGTAAATCAACAAGGTAGAGGAGAAGATTCATCAACAAATAGAGTACTATGGTCAATTCTACCATCAGTAGGACAAGCTATTGAAGAAACAGCAAGATCATTTGTAAGGATTATAAATAAGGACGTATCTAGTCCAGTGAGAGCAACTTACTTATCAGGTGAAAATGATCTACCGGGATTGGTATTATTAGAAAATAAAGATTTAGAAGATAAACCGTTTTATATAGGCATTAAGAATGTTGGATCAATTGGTTCTGACATAGGGGCTGAGTTCAATCCTGAGCTTCCTGTAATTAACGAGGACGTAACTGGCATTGCCTCGGCTCCTCTAGATTCATCTGTAACTAGGATTAGTACAGGTACGGAACATGGTTTAAGTATAGGAGATGAAATATTTATATACGCTCCTGATAACAATCCTAGTAACGATCCTATTATAAACAATAAATTTCAAGTAGTAAATAAGGTAGAAGATGTTGGATCTGGTACGTTTTATTTTGATATCCCTTTTACAATAACCAATAGTAGTTCAATAGACTTTTTAGACGCTTTCTTTTTTGCTGCAACTCAAAACTCAGACAACGAAGAAAGACCTAATAGAATATATTACTCTAAATTACAACAACCTGAAGCAGTACCTATTGTAAACTTTATAGATGTTGGTGGAAAAGATGAACCAATAGAAAGAATCCTAGCTCTTAGAGATACTTTATTCATTCTAAAAACAGATGGTGTTTACACTTTAACTGGTTTTAATGCACCATTCAATGTAAGGTTATTAGACAACACAAACAATATATTAGCACCAGATAGTGCCGTAGTTTTAAATAACCAAATATTCGCACTAATGGACGATGGCGTATCTGTTATTACTGAAAGCGGATCTAGTGTTATATCAAGATCGCTAGAAAATAAAATACTAGAAGTAACCGGAACGGATGTTGACTTTAGATTAAAGACATTTGGTTTAGCTTATGAAAACGATAAGGCATATATACTATGGCTTCCTACTACTTCTGAAGATGATAATGCAACACAATGTTATAGATACAATTACTATGAAAGAACATGGACTAGATGGACTGTACCTGCAACAAGTGCAAGAGTTTCTAGAAAACAAAATGTTTTATATATAGGAGATGGTACTAGACCTAATCTTTTAAAAGAAAGAAAAGATAGATCAAGAACTGACTATGCCGATAGAAACTTTACAAAACAAATACCAGATAATTCTATATTAGATAAAAGAATAAGACTGACTAGTTTTATTGATGTTGAAATTGGAGATGTTTTAGTACAAAGTCAATATGTAACAATAGATATATTTAATAATTTATTAGCAAAGCTTGATTTAGATGGTGGAGTTAGTAGCATCGACTATGAAGATACACTAAAAACTAAAGCCGGAGATAGCATTGCAGATAAGCTAGAAGAGTTAAATCTAAAACTTATTGCAGATTCTATTTCAGTAACATCATATACATGGTTAAGTAATTTAGAATCAATTCAAACAAACTACAATGCATTAGTTGGTGAACTAAACGGAGCATCAAGTGGTACTGACTTTAAAACATACACAGAAACAAACCAACTTACAAAATACGAATCTATTGTAGATGGTAAAAACGAAATAAGACCTGATCTTAATGAGATATTTGTATTAGTAGATCCTAGATTCTTTGAAGGGGATATCGAAGTATATAAGGCAATTAAAAAAGTAATTCAATGGAATCCATTACATTTTGGAGATCCATCTGCTCAAAAGCAATTTAGCAAGGGAACTATAATTCTAGATCAAAATAACTTTACAAAAGCCACCGTATCATACTCTTCTGATGTCTCGCAAGGATTTGTGGATATAGAGAAAAATGGGAAGGGAGTCGGATATTACTCTTCCGGCTTCTACGGTGATCCTGATTTATATTGGGGTGGAAATGGAAACGATGTACCTCTAATGAATATTATACCAAGAGAAAAGCAACGTGGAAGATATCTAAATGTTAAGTTCCAACATGGAGTAGCCAGAGAGGGATTTAGAATACTTGGTGTAACTACAGTCATTAGAGCAGTATCAGATAGGGCATATAGATAATGGCAAAGATAAATAGTTTTAGAAGAATTTCAACATCTGAATATGCAGGAGAAAATGCTCAAATGATTGAGACATTAGCCTCTAGTATAAATCCTTTTATGAGGGAAGTTACAGATGCACTAAATGGTGGACTTGATTTTGAAAATCTTGAACAATCTATTATAGAATTTGAGATATCAGTTGATGCAAGTGGAGTTCCACAAACTAAACAAATCAATGTAGGTAAAGCCAATATTCAAGGGTTTAGCGTAATATCTGCAAGAAGTACAACAAATCCAAGTAGTTTTCCTACTGGACAACCCTTTATATCGTTTACACCAACAGGTAGTACTGTTATAAATGTTAATAATATCAGTAACTTACCTGCAAATGAGAAGTTTCTAATAAAAGCAATAGTATACTAATCGTACTATTTTAACAACTATAGTAATATAACCAATTAGCTAATGGGAATAAATTAATGTCGATTCAATACGATCCGAGACTGCAAGGTAAGCAGAATAAGACTGACATTCTATCAGGGCAAGAAGGCTCACAAGACGCTCAGGCTCCATCTGAGCAACCGCAACCTGTCGCCAATAACCAAGGTGCTCCTGCACCACAAGAGGCTTCACAATCCAATCTAGCGACAAAGAAGCCTAAAGCAAGTTCAGGCATGTTCACTAACGTGCAAAATTACATTGAAAAAAATAAACCTGCTACCCAACAAATGGCAGGTGCAGCTTCCAAGAAATTTACCAACACTTCAGACATTATCAAAAAACAAATGGGAAGTGCCTTACAAAGATATAGTGGTAATATACAAAATAAACAAAAAGAAATAGAAAAATTAAGAGGTATTGGACAAACTCAGGTAGACCAAATAGTCAATCCCACTACACCACCACCTACTGGTGAACCACAGCAACTAATTGCTCCAACTCAAGATCAAGTTGGACGTGGAATAAGGACAGCCAGTACATACGGTCAAACTGCAAAATCAGGACAAGTTCAAGATAAAAATGGTAATTTTGTATTTCATGCACCATATCGACCTACTTTATTTTCAAGTGAACATAGAGATTATGCACAAAAAGATTTTTTAGGAGATAAGTATGATCAGTATAGAGCAGATATGGATAATGCTTTATCTAATTTTACAGCCGGAGATGATAAATCACTAGAAAATTTATCAAAAATAGAGGAATCATATGGGTTAACAGGAAATTGGTTTGACCAATACAAGGACATTGATCCAAGTACATATAGACAATATCGTATAGGAGATGCTGATAAGACTGCTCCTAGACCAAGTCCTGTACCAGAAGAACAAAATACACAACCTTCATTTGATCAATTAGGATCTATGGCTAAAGAAATTGGAGAGGGAACACAACTTATAAACGTGAACCCTCAATTAACTGCAGCAGAAAGACTTAGAAACCAAGCACAAGCTGTTGACACAGAGCAAGGAAGGAGACAAATACTAAGGGATGTATTTGGTGCAAATAAACAATATACACAAGGTGCTCAATCATTAGATAACTTACTTATATCAGGTAGTCCTGAAGCATCGGAAAGATTGTCACAAGATGTAAGACAAGCAGGTATGTCTGCATTTAATGAGGTAGACCAAGGTAAACGCCAAGCACAAGATGCTTTTAGAAAATTACAATATGGTGCTTCTAATCTAGGGTCTAACTTAGAAAACTATAGACAATCAGCAATAGAAGGACTACAGGCTGATGCTGCTAGTCAAAGAGAACAGTTTATCGCTGATAGAGCTGCTGAAATACAAAGAGAGCAAGATGAAGCTAGGGCAGCAATAGAGGCAATGCAAGGTTCTCAGGCAGGTGGAGCATTTAAAGATTTAAACTCATTTGCAAATGCCTTAAATCAATATACGAATAGAGGATATGTATTTAGAGGAGCATTTGATCAAACTGATATTAGACCTGTTACTGGAACTAAATGGGTTTCTCAAGGAGCAGGGGGATCTAGGAGAAAAAAAATATATGGTAAACCTACCGATCACCTAAGTGCTAGGGTAAAACTAGATGCAGATGCTTTTGATCAATTAGCTAATCAATATAAGTTAAGCGATCTTGGAATTAATACTGATGACATTAGAAATAAATTTTGGGAAGGTGCAAGAAGAGCAGGTACTAATAGGAACTCAAGAAGAATTAGACAAAGTTCAGCACAAGCCGCTTTAGATATGATAAATGAAAGATTATCTGGTATAAACTCCGAAGATATGATAAGATCTAAAATGGAAAAGAAATATGGCGGAAATATAGATGATATTTTAGCAGGTAAAGATTTACAAGAAGATCAAAGTTATGGATTTGAACAAAGTCAAATTGATAGAATCAATAAATTAAAAGAACTACAAAATGAACAAGATCTTATACAAACAAGAGACTATTTAGACAAAGACGAAGTATCAGGTTTTGATGCATTTGATAGAATTATAAATAGATATAAGAAATAATATGAAATTATATGCTGATTACATAAAAGAAAGAGAAGATAAAGAGTGTATCTGGAATGATAATTGCTTTATAACATACAAAATATACGGAAATGAAGTATCTGTATTAGACATATACTCAAGTTCAGAAGCAAGAGGTACAGGTGAAATGTTAGAATTTGTTAAAGATTTTTATACTAACATGTATGAAAGAGGTATTAAAACGGCATATGGATATACTGATGAAGATACTAATGGATGGGAAAACAGCGAAAGACTTATGTTAAAATTTGGATTTAAAAAAATAGGAAAGAATGAAAATTATAATAATTATGTACTTAATATTGAGGAGATTTTATAATGGGCGGTAAATCAAAAGACCCTAATAAAGCGGCAATGAAACAACAAAAAAGACAAATGGCAAGATTAGATGCCATTGACTTGCCTGAGTTAGAGGAGTATTTACTACAATCTCCTGAACTTGTTGGTTTACTTGATGCTGAAGAAATGGAAGGGACATCATTTGATGAAATACAAGAGGACCAATCTCTAAAACAAGCTCAAATGGATGCACTAAGACAGATGCAGGAAACTGGAGAAGTAGGACTTACTCCTGAAGAAAGAGCACAGAGAGCTGAAATGCTTAGAGAAAGTGCGGCACAAGGTCAAGCTGCTCAAAAACAAATATTGCAATCTATGGCTCAACGTGGTAATCTAGACTCTGGATCATCTTTGCTTGCTCAGTTACAAGCAAATGCACAACAAAGCTCAGACGCTAGAAGACAGTCAGAACAAATGGCAGCAGATGTATCCTCAAGAAGAAGAGATGCTATTAATAGAGCTTCTGGGATGGCAGGACAGATGAGTCAACAGGATATGGCAAGACAAACTAATTTAGCAAGTGCTAGAGATAGGATATCTCAGTTTAATGCTGCACAAAGAGCAGGAACAGCTAGAATGAATTTAGGAGCACAGCAAAATATAGAAAACCAAAGAGCAGCTATTGCAAACCAACAGTCACAAGTTGGTAATCAAATTGCTCAACAAAATTTTCAAAATGAATTGTCTAAAGCTACTGGTCAAGGTGGCATTGCTAATAATATGAGTCAAATTGCTGCTAATACTCCACAAGGTCCAAGTACAGGACAAATGCTTGGTACAGTAGCAGGTGGTATTTTAGGTGCTTCAGCAGGTCCTGCAGGTGCAATGGCAGGTGCTTCAGCAGGTGGTGCTATAGGTGGTGCACTTGGGTTTGAAGATGGAGGACTAGCACTTAATGATGCTTTTGCACAAGCAAGAAAAGAACAAGGTGCAGGTGGACAATTCGATTGGCAAGGAAATAGTTACAATACAAACTATGCAAATGAGGCGGCACCAAAGAAAATGACAGAAGCTGAAATGGATGCTAAATATGGAGCAGGTCAAGTTTCTTCTGGAAAGATGACAGAAAAAGAGTTTATGAAAAATAGACAAGAAAAAGAGCAAGAAAAAAAAGATGAACAAGTTAAGGATATACAAGCAGCAGGGGAACTAGCAAAAATGTTAGGACCACAAGAACAAGAAAGATCTCCTTTAGAGTTACAAGACGCACCTCAAATGAATGCACAGAACATAATGCAACCAATGGGTGGTGTAGAGTTTGGTAATGCATTTATGGCAGAAGATGGCGGCATCTATGAAGGTACTCAATTTGCAAAAGATGGAAGCATTATGTTTAATTCTACAGGAGATGGTGCTGTAGTAGGTGGGGATTCTTTTGAAAGAGATAGAGTAGATGCTAGATTAAATTCTGGTGAAGCCGTTTTAAATGTAGCACAACAACAAAGACTTATGGACATTCTAAGAGGTAAAGAAGATACCGATGCACTTGGAAATGAAGACATTGTAGAAGGTGTTCCTAGTGATTACCAAGAAGATTTAAAAGATAAGGTAGATAATACTGATAAAATGTCAAAGGGTTTAAAAAGATTAATAGAAGCTTTAGGTGAATAATATGGACGATAAAATGAAAAGTTATTTTGAAAAGATTTTAGCAGAGAATGAAACCAATGAATTTGGTACAGATTTTGCTAGTCCTGATGATAGACAGTCTGCTATGTATACTGCACTTGCAGGAGAGATGCAAGGTATGATGCCGGATTCCCCACAAATACCATTAGATCCTCAAATGGAAAATCAAATGGTACAAAGAGAAGTTAATGATATTGTAGAAGCAGAAAACGCACCAAAAGAAAGTAATATAGAAGATATGGTAAGAGAGTATGTAAAGTTAAAACAACAACCTCAACAATTACAAGATGGAGGTATGGTACAGGGCAAAGAAGAGTCTTTAGATGATCTAAGATTGGCACAAGGTCAGTATGAGGACAATTTAGAAGAAAAAAAAAGAGGATCATACGAGGATAGAAGAAAAAAAGCAATTAGACAATTGGAAGATGAGATAGATAAAGAGTATGAAGATACTGGCTCAGACACTGCACTAAACTGGTTAACTGCAATAGGAGCTGCTGCTACTCCACTTAAAAGACCGACTCTACCATCAACTGGTAAAGTTAATTATTGGGGAAGCCAAAGAAAAAAACAATTTGAAGAACAAAAAGCTAATAAAATAAAACAATTAACCAAATTGCAAAATATGTACTCTAGTATGAAAAAAGAAAAAACAAGCGATAGTGATAAATTAGATCTACAAATAAAACAAGAAAAGCTAAAGCAGTTAAAAAATAAACCAAATATTAATTCTAATAAAACAAAAACAAAACTACAAGAGGAAATGGAAAAGAATATAGCAGATAGGTATAGTAAACTTGAAGTGCAAAAACCTGAAATTGAAGCTAACGTAAAAATAGCAAGAGATTTAGTAAGAGAAATCGAAAATAAACAACTGTCAACAGGACCATTTGAAGAAACAATGGGAGATATAGGATCTTTCTTTGATACCGATGAAAGCTCTTTAAAACAAAAACTAGACTCATTATCAACAAGAGCAGCAAGAGCAGAGCTAAAAGCTATGGGAGAGGTTAGGCCTACTGATGCTGATGTTGAGGGTATGAAAAAAGCTTTGTTTAATCTAGGTAACACAGAAGAGACTAATGTAGATAAATTAAAAGATTTTATAAGAAAACAAGAAGCATCTTTAAACGAATACAATCAAATGAAAACAAAATTAAAAAGAGGAGAAGGTCTTGAAGATTTTATATTAGAGCCTACTCTAAAAGAGTACCAAGATAAACAAAAAAATAGTATTATTAAAAAACAATACTCGCCTTCAAGAGATAAAACTAAAATAACATATAGTGACGGTACAGAGGAAGTAGTAGATGGAAGACAATAAAAAAGATGATTGGGAAGATATTCCGCTATTATCTGAAAGCCAATCTCAAGAGGATGATTGGGAAGATTTACCATTAGATGGAAATAGTGATAATTTATTAGAACAGCTACCTACAGAAGTAAGACCTATTTTCGGAGGTACAACAGGATATGCTGCAGGTAAAGGAAGCCAAAAAATACTAGAACTATTAGGAGCAGGATTAGAAGACACAGGATCGACTATTGTGGAAGGCAGTAGACAAGTACCATTTGTAGGAGATGTAACAGGATCAGCAAAATACGCTGCAGAAGGAAAAAGCGTAGTAGGAAAAGGTTTATTTGGAGATGCCTCAAAAACTAGAGAAACTATATTAGATGAATCATTAGATGTCGCAAAAGATTGGAAAAATGTAGTAGACAAACAAAAGAAAGAGTCTTCAAAAAAAATAGGATCTTTGATAAACTTAACGGATAAAAAAATTGGACCAAAGAATTACAATGAAACTCTAAACAAAATCCAAAAAGGTCTTTTAGAAATAGAAGCACCAACTGAAGAGTCTAAAAAATCTGTAACAGAGTTACAAAATTTACTAGAAAGCAAAAAGATAACAGAAAGTGATTATAACATCGTTAGTAAAAAACAAGTAAAATCAGGGTTAGAAGAAGCAAAGGAAAGGTTAAAAACCATCCAAAATAAAATAAAAATGGAAGCCGAAGAGTTAGGTCAAATAAAATCATTTGGTCCTATAAAAGAAAAAAAGGCAGCAAATAGAGTCTCTTCTTTGGATATAGATTCTGGAAAAGTAATAAGCACTCCTATAAAAACTGGAGAATTTACACCCATAGATATAGAGAAATTGGATAAAAAATATTTTGACAATTTAGATACACAAGGATTAAAGAACCTTCAAAAAAATATTAGGGCTGTAAAAGACCAATCGCCAATAGCGGTACAGAGAACTCCAATTTATAATAAAATTATACAAGCAGAACAAGATATAAAAAGTATAATTTCTGATAGAATAAAACAAGGATTAGGTGAAGCAAAATCGGAAATGTACGACAATGCCAATAAATCATATAGAAGTACGATAGACATGGAAGATCTTATCCCAAACATAACAAAAGACTCTAAATCTAAAGAAATAGACGTTTCTAATTTTTTAAGATCTTTAGAAGACGATAGTAAATCTTCTGATGTAAAAAATCAAAAATTTAAAGCTTTTATTGAAGAATCAACCCAAGATCCTGAAAAATTAAAAATATTAGAAAAAAAGACAAGAGAGTTAGCTGATAGGTATAACTTGTCTGACCTTACTAGGAAAATAGGAATAGACTCTACTTCTCTAAGAAACTTAGGAGTAAGAGCAGGTGACGTACTTGGAAAAAGCTACAATGCAGCTAGAACCTTAGCAAAAGGTTTTGTAAAAGCTTTACCTCTTATTGGTGCAGGAGCTGGTATTATGATAACATACGATCAAGCCATTGCTGCAGGTGCTACTGAAGAAGAAGCAATGGAAATTGCAGTAGACCAAACAGCCTCTGATGAGGTTTTAGGATTTCTATCAGCAGAGAGAACAGGACCAATGGAGACTATAGCAAAAAAACAAGAATCAGGAGATCCTTTAACTGAAGAAGAGTACAAAATACTTAGGGATAGAGCATTAAAACAAAATAAAAAAATGATGGAAGATCCTAATACCAACTTTAATAAAGCAGCAGATGAAATAGAAAAATTAGATAATGGTAGGTTTAAGCCAGTTGCAAATCAGGTAAGATCTTTAGATAATAAAAAAGATAAAAGGTTACTTAAAGCAAATTCCCATATACTACAAAATAGCCAAGGGTATAAGGAGTTAGAAAAATTTTTAGAAAAAAAACTAAAAAACGTATCAAGTGAATTTATGTCTGTAGACCCTATGTTACAACAAGAAGATGGAATAGATTTAAAAAAAGAACAAAACGACATAGAGAGAAGTCCTCAAGGAATAACAGAACAATCTTCTTTAAAAATAAAATCTCTAAACAATGAGCAAATAGCCAAAATACAAAATATAATAGGTGCTAATGTTGACGGTATATATGGGGATGAAACGGAAAAGAAATTAAATGAATATACCCAGACTAATAATGAAAGTGTAGATGATATATTAAACAAAGATGTAAACTTTGATATAAATAGAAAAGGAACAAAAATTAATAAAAATCTAGAAGGAACGGTTAAGTCTGCAAATTATTCTCCGACTTTTAGATTAGGAAATATAGACGCAAGGTTAACTGCTGCAGACAAAGAAAAAGGATTAGGACATGGATCAAAAGATATAGATTACATAGATACTCAAACTGGAGAAATCACAAACCATAAGGGTAAATTTAATCTAGGGTATGATTATGTTCCTAGTAAAGATTTAGACTCTGATAAAGAAGGTATACAATACAACCCAATGTTTGGAGGTAATGTGGTATTATCTGGCGTAGATCAAAACTCTAAAGGACATGGTAACTCTATTGTAATAAAAAATCCAGATACTATAAAGATAGGAGACAAAGAATATTATACATATGCTGCATACGGTCACAATTCTAATAATATAATAAAAGAAGGGGAACCTGTTGACGGTAGTGATACAATAGCCACTATGGGAGGTACAACTTTTAAAGATGGTAAAATAGAACAAAATAAATACCCTGATCATGTAGACATTAGGACTTTTTTAATAGAAAAAGAAAAAAAAGACGATATCTTAGATAAAAATATAGATACTGAAAAGCAAATACTAAATAATCGTAAAAAACTATATGTAAACCCAAAAGAATTAGAATATTTTTTAAGAAAAAAGTAGGAGAATAAAGGTGAGCAACGAAGTTAGATTCCAAAGAATGGAAGATAAAATTGACAGTGTTAAAGAAGATGTAACGGAAGTTAAAATGGAAGTTAATGAAATTAAGACTGATATAAGACATCATATGTCTAAGGTAGAACAACACGTTGCAGGTGACAATAAGATTATAAACGAGATACAACCTATTCTAAATAAACTACCACATATTGTAGAGATGGCAGAAGAATATCATATTGGTAAACAAATGCAAAAAAGATTATTAAAGTATTTTGGTATATTTGCTACAGTAGTAGGAGTAGTTGGAGGTCTAGTCAAACTTGGAGTCGTAGTTATTTAGTTTGTTAAATATAAGCTCTATGTCGTAACTCATAAACTCATCTTCTGTAAACAAATCTGGATAAACCTTACTAACTCTTTTAAAAGCCTTTAACTTATCCTCATAATTATCTAATCTATTATTTAAACTCTCTTGAATCAAATTACTATCTTCTATAGTGTCCTGATCTAACTCTCCCCAACTCCTAAAATCAACAGTATTAATAGCCTTGCCTTTATTTAGAACACATCTATTCCTAGAATTATTTCTATCATAACAATCCCTAACCAAGTCTTCGTTGTCATGTAACTGATCATCATAAGATTCATGATTAACTGATGCATTTGTATACTCCCCATAGAACTTATTTAACCAATCTTTTTCTTCCTCAGTTAACGCTCTAATACCTTTACCTTTACCAGTAATTGATCTCATACCGTCAATGTAATGAGTATCTATATAGTCTTGTCTAAGCTTAAGATTCTTATTCTTCTTAAGATTATCCCACCTACCTCTTACTTTTTTCTTTTTCTTTCTTGCCACTCTTTAACCTTTTGTCAAAATGTTCTGCTTCTAATAACCCCTCTCTAGAAAGATCAAAAGGAGTAGGGTCAAGTAAATAATACCTTTGTTTATTGCTTCTAAACTGTGTAAATAATTTATTAAATGCTCTAAAGAATACTATTTTGTTGACCTTCTTGTCCTTTACCTTATTAAACCATATCTTTTTGTATGCAAAGTAAATGACAAAGGTTGGAATCCGTTCCAACCCTGTCTTTATTTCTAGATCTGAAATGAACCTATTGACGCTATTTTCGTCTACGTTCTTGACCGACCTTTGCTGCTTTTGTTCAGCTTCATCAATCTTAGATAAAAGTTCTTCTAAGCTTGGTTCAGCCAATTATAACTCCAATGTTATGTAATTGTGAATGTTTGTGTAAAAATCATTTACATGGTTGATAATCTTAAGATTACCGCTTTTAATACTTAGTGGAGATACGATTAAAGGACAATTAGCAAACTCTACGTTTACTGGTCCAAAAAATGACATAAACTTCTGTACATAACTACCTTTAAAGTTTTTATCACATTTAACTAATACAACCTCATCTGCATGCTTTGTGTTTACAGCTTGGTTTCCTGTCATCCATAGTTCATCTGAAATTGCTTTTTGGTAATCTTCTAAACTAATGCCAACTCTAGTAGATGCTGTAACTTCTAGTTCTTTTATACTTTGTTTAAAGAAGTCTAAGATACTATCTAGCTCTCCTCCTAATTCACCTCTTACACCGCTAAGACTAGCTCTATGGCTCATTAAAACTCCAGACGGTAGGATATACCTATTCTTGAGATTTTGAACTGTTTGATATCCCATTGAGGCAGCGAAAATCGTAATTGTGTGAAAGTTACAGGGTAAAGCATTTAGAGTATCAAAGAATAATTGACCTGCTTGTACTGATCCCCCCGGTGTATATAATACAACATAGATATCACTACCTTCGTTTGTATAACATTTGTTAGCTGCTTCAATTTGTTTTTTAGCAACAAACTGACCATCAAATTTATTGTTAAAGTTAATGCTGTTTTCTTCAGTAAGATTGATTACCTTTCCAAAACAGAAGCTACAAACCATTAGTAGCGATAAAATTAATTTCATAAAATCTCCTATGTGTTAAATCATATGTAGATATTACACATAATTTATTTAGTTGTCAAATGTTTTTTGTCAATATATGTTCTTTACCAAGATATTCTTCAAATGACTGTTTTTCCCTTGCAATGACCTTCTTTCCAAGAAATGTGTCCTCTAAGCCTAAATCCTTGATTTTAAGCCATGTGATAACTCTACCTGACTTATCACCCTTATAAACACTTTGAAGTGTCTCAGCGTAAAAATGAAGCCTCTCAAGCATATTTGGCTTATCACCATAGAGTCTTTTAAGGTAGTATATATCACTTGGAGGTAATCTAAATGCTAATGGATAAGCATCTATCATATTCTCTTTCCAAACCGTATTTCTATGTTCATCTTTAATGTCATATAGTATATCTGCTGCTGTTAGGATTCTGTTAAGGTTTAATGGCTTTTTCTCGTATTCAGGTAGATTACAAAAGTTCCAATGATTAGACTTTAGACACTTGTACAACAAGTCTCCATAACCAGTGTTTTTATATATAGATAATATTCCCATTACCTCATCCCTACTGAGAGGAGGAGTAGGATCATTAGGGTTTCTATTAATTTGAAACTTATTTTTATCTACTAGACATTTATGAACACATTCTGTAATCTTCATCTGATCGACCATATCAGGTACAATGTGTTTTGCATACGCAGTATATATAAACCCATTATTAGAGCTAGGATTTCTACCATCAGTTGGCTTGTCATGGAATCTAGTAAATCTATCTTGATAGTTGTTCATTTCTTCCTCTTAAGGCTACCTGCCTCTTTACGTTCGTTCATTTCTTCTCTAGAAACACCTTTATGACAAGCTTTACACATTACAGTCATATCATCAGGTCCACAAAACAATCTATCGAGATATTCATCCCATGTAACGAAACCACGCTTAGGTTCGACTACAGCGTTATTGTGATCCAGATCAGGTGTCTCCCATATAATACTATCGTACTTTTCTTTTAGTTTGTCAAATGAATTTTGACTCTTACCATCATACATTAGCTGACCACATGACTCGCACTTAAAAACAGCTTTATCTACCTTAGCTCTATTTTTAGCTTGAGTATACTCTTTACGTTGGAAACTCAATCTTCTAAGATGCTTTTTAATTTTACCAATGGGTACATATGATTTCTTTTTAGTCATTCTTTTCCACTTTTCTATATTCACAATTCTTACAAACGGTAATAACACCCACCCTAGACTTAGGCAACTGTGTAAGCTTATTTAAACACTTTGGACACAATGACTCAACATGTTCCTTTTCAACCTTTCTAAGATTTTTATCCTGCTTAGAAGCTTGTATAAGGTCCTCTAAACTAATATCCTCTGTATGGTCTTCTAAAAACTTAGTCGTCTTTTTAAAGGCTTGCTCAAATGCATTATTCTCACTTTTTAGTCTTTGGTTTTCTTTTTCAAGACGCTTTACTCTACGCTTAAGTTTATTTAACTCACCGTCTTTATAGTCCTTTCTCGGCTCCTTCTTCACTAGCCTTCCTTTTTTTAGATCCTAATTTAACTCTATCATCTATCCCTTTATCGGTCAACTCATAAGTTAAAAGAAAATGTAAATTAGCTGCTGCTAACTGTAAATGATGTAATCCACTTTCATCATCAATATCTACTCCCATTTTCCACTGTGCAAGATGCCTTTCAAGGCTTCCTACAATCTTACTATAATTGAAGCCATTACCTTTTAAATAGTTAGGCATTTCACCTTGCTTTTCAGAGTACTTCTCAGCACCGTATGCCAAAGCCTCTCCAATAGCTAATGTAAACTCAGGTCTAATTAGATCCATTCTAGGTTTGCCTTGGTCAAACTTTACAGGAGCAACCTTAACAGGTTCAACCTCTTTAATAGGTTGTATAACCTCTTTTTCAGGTATTATCCCTGCATCAATCTCAACCTGTTCTTTAGTTTTATGTAGCTCTAAATATAAACTCCTCATAGGAAACTTAGCAGGACTTGTCTTAGTCCAGAAATCCACCATAACAGCTTTATCACTTAGAACCTCTACAACCCTACCTATAAGACCTTCTTTCAATCCTGCAACATTCTTGAGCTTCTTAGGCACTTTCTTTACCTTAACCTCATATTTGTATTGAAATGGATTCTTATCTTTAACTTCCTGTAGAACTTCTTCATCAGGTATACATTCAAGCATAGCTTTAGAAAATGCTACATTACCAGAGTGTTGTGGTTTATCAGGAGCCTCATGTAACCCTAATCCCATGTCCTCTTGATCTGCAAGAAGTTCTGCTTGATCTATTTTATTGGTCATTAGATTCCTCAATTAAATCTGCTTCTTTTTTATTTTGTTCTAACTTAGCATCAACTGCTTTTTCAAATGCGGGTTTATCTTCTTCAACATTATCAAACTTTGCAAACAAATCTTCCTCAGACTCTTTATCAAGCATCTTTAACATGTCGTGTTTACTCATCTTGGGTGCTAACTTAGATACTGCTTTTATAGTTTCTTCTGATTCATTACCAGACTTTTCAATAAAACTCTCTATAAACTTGTCTTTTAGTTTATCATTATATCTATTTGTAATGTCAATCAACATTAGCCTACCTTTTCTAGATAAAGGAAAGTTATTTGTCTTATTCTTTGTCTCTTCGCTTGTAATTACACACTTCATCATTTAACAACTCCTATTTCGTCAATTAAACCAAACTCCAAAGACTCCTTTGGATTTAGGTATGTATCATACTCTAACATATCTTTTATCTTTTTCCTAGTGAATCTTGGCTTTTTTTCTCTTATTTTTTTAAGGTATATATCTTCCATCCAAGTCTCATCTATCTTGTTCTGTTCTTGAAGCCTCTCATCGTTACGAGGATGCCCTGAGCCTCCTCCGCCATTTTCCCCGACATGTATCATTAGTTTTGCATTAGGATACATTATACGGAAATCTGCGGCTTGTAGGACCAATGTTGCAGAGGATGAAACCTCACCAAAACATTTTATGTAAACATTACTTTCAAATGTCCTGATGAGGTCGTATGCACCTCTTGCCACACTTACACTTCCACCATCACTCATTAAAACTATCTCTAAATCTTTTTTTTGGTTTGCTTCACTAATACCAACTGCAAGTTTTCTAAAAAAATCATCATCAATATCACCAATGAGGTTTATTATGTTTTTGTTCTTTTCAGTCAAAACTAACCTCTCTTGTTGGTAGTCCTTAGTCTTTTATCAGACTTTATTGCTTTACGATCTCTATACTCTTTTCCACAGTCTTTACATTTATACTTTTGATACTTATTTGCATTTGTATAGTATATTCCATTTTTCCTAAGATCAGTAGAACCACATGAGCATCTATCATCTTCAAAGTAAACTGTAAAATTAATTCTATCGTCCCAAGGTACTAGAACATCATAAAGCTCTTGAAGGGATAAAACATCGTATTTATTATATTCTTCCATTTCTGCCCAAGCATCCATGTTACCTTTAAGACATTCTTCCCAAAGCTTATTTCCGGGATATTTACCATGACTAAGCTTTTTATACTTGGTACATAGTTTGTCTGTCATATACTCTAATTTATTTGAAGTAAATCCAAAGTGTCTCTTTGCAATCAAAAATGTATCAATGTTTCTATAAGAACTTGGAGGCTGCATACCATTCATTACAAATCTTGCATTGATTTTTTTTGTGTCAAACTTCTTACCATTTTGGGTAATAACAATGTCTGCTTCATCTAAAAGCTTCCAAATTACTTTAAGCATCTTTTTATCGTTAGTAATGTCTTTTTCTTTACTTTGATCCATGTAAATGATTTCATCACTGTCATACCACTTGGCAGCAAAACTCATTAAATGCCAATCTACATCTATTTGGTTAAGTGCTGTAAACGTACTCCATAGACTCCAGATTCTAGCTAAGATAGGGCTAGTCTCAATGTCAATCACTAACATCCTTGGTCCATCGCTTTTTTTCTGCTTATCTAAAATGTCTAGTCTGTACCTTTCATGTGCTTTTCTAGCTCCGTTAGACGTAACCTTTACCTTAAACTTCTTACTGATCTTTTTGGCAATTTCATCGTAAGTATGACCATCATACATATCCAACAACATATTTACCATCTTGTCAGTCCATTTAATTCGTTTACTCATCGTAACTCCTATTCTACCATTTGCACTCTAAGACCGAAACCTAGAACACTTATACCTATGTTAATATAAATACTATTTGTTGTCAAAGAGAAAAATGTAGGGAATGAAACTTTTTTTATTGATACACTATCGCCATATATATTGCTTAACTCTTTACAGAACGTAATTTCGGGTAATAACATGGATATCCTGCAATGTGATGTTTCATTATACTTTTTGCTATATATAATCAATTGTCACTCTCCGGCTTCCAACCGTTATCATATCTATCAAATAGATCAACTTTTATCATATTCCTTGGCATCATATGTTTATCTATAAAATCAAACAATTCTTTAGCTTGATCTTCTGGAGAGTACTCGTTTTCTCTATCTCGAAGGTATTCAGCAATTTGTTGTATAAATTCACTCTTTTTCATTGAAGCTTCTTCTTTTTAGGAAGGTCTGGGTATTCTTCTGGAAAGTCAGCAACCTCTTCAAATTCATCTGAAATACCAAAGGCATCTGCCATTGTATTTAGATACTCTGTTGTTGCTAGTATAATGTAATCAGGGTCAGATGAGTCATTGATAATCATCTTATCCATCCCCGGAAATAGCTCATTAAGCTCTTCTAGTAATTCTAATAATCTCTCCATTCTAATATCTTCACTCATTAAAGTTCTCCAATTCTTTCTAAATTTTCAGCTAATACAATAGTATTGTTTTGAGTATCATACATAACACCTCTAAAAAACTCATTTTGTGATCTAAGTAGAGATTGTGCTTGTTTTCTAACTGCCTTTTCTTTTACTACGGTTTCTTTTATATTATCAAACTCTTTTCTAAAAGCATTATTAGCCATTTCAATAGCGTCTATTTTTTCTTTTAAGTTATCAGCTTCATATAAAGAGTCTGATGAAAACTCTCTTTCCACTATAATGCATTTTATTAGATATATAGATAAAATGCCTAATGTTAATGTTGAAATTGCTAAAAATGTTATCATCTGTTTATCTCCTGTTGAATTTTAAATGCATAGCTTGCTAAAACAACGCCAAGCACAAAGTACCCAATGTTGTATATATTACTCTTAAATTTCTCTTGTGAGAGCTTTTTACGCTGTAGTGATGCATCATCCTTGTGATACTTTATTAAACGCTCCTGAGTGAATCTGAGGTCTTCTAGGACTATCTTAGCCTTCTCTGCCTTCATAGCCTTTTCTGCACGTTCCTTGGTCAATAGGACACCAGTATAAGGTGCTGTATCGCCTTTATTGAGTATTGTAGACTGTGCAAAAGAGTTATTAAGGAGAAAGGAGACAATTACCAATACTTTTAACATCTCTATCCTTTTTGTTATATTCATTTGTGCTACATGTTACAAAACTTCCTAAAATGGTTTTATCTTTTTTTAAAGTATATGCAACGCATCCGCATTTTTTAACACCATTATTTATCATAAGTAAAGTGTTGTCTACATCCATGCAACTACTTATTAAAATGGTCGTTAACATCATCAATAGTAACTTCTTCATTTTCAATATTCTCCAATTTGTCCTCAGACTCTTTTACCTTGTCCTCTAACCATTGTAAATCAGGATTGGGTTTTTTGTCAAGTCCAAATAGTTTTTTTATAAATTTACATATCATCTATTACCTTCTATTTTTTCTACATTAGAGTTTCTATAGTAAGATCCGTTTTCTAATCTTTTTAAATCCTTCTTAAACTGTAACTCAGTATAACTATGTTTTTTTGCCTTTTCAAACATACCCTCTTGAAACTTATATGCTCTTTTTACCCAATCTAAAAAATCATTATTATCCATAGTTCCTTTTGCTCTGTTACATATTTTACAACAAGTTGCAACATTGTCTAATAAATAACCTTTAGAGTTATCGTGTCTATCTATACAATAGCCTTGTTCTTTTTTCACATTGACACCACAGTATATACATCCTAATTTTAAAAGATCTCTGTAATGATCTAAACTAAAGTTTACTGATATATTTCTTTTTTTAGCTGACTTAATCAGTAACTTAAATCTTTTTTTTGAATTGTAAGGATCTTTTTCTATAATCTTAAATGACATAAGCCCTCCTATTTTATATTATAATAAAAGAGCTTAATTATGTCAACCTAAATATCGCAAGTTCCTCCACCGCCTCCGCAAGCAATTTCTCCAGACAAGTCGGTATTATCCTCTTTTTCAACAACTTTGGTAAAATCAACCTCTTTTAGATGCTCTACCATTTCTTCGTAAGTTTCTTTACTTATGGTTTCAAAAGGAGCTTGTTTATACGACCCACCATGAAATGGAAGTACGCTTAGTCCGTTATAATATTGTCTGTTGTTCCACATCCAATCTCCCACTTCTTTCCATTCGCCTTTTTTAATACTAACAGTAGCAGATACATTGTGAGTATTGTCCCCATCTATGTGACCTGTTTTAACCCACTGAGTAGAAAACTTTTTAACTCTTTCTAATAACTCTATAGGAGATTCATTTCTAAATATAGAGCCGCTTGGGGCTTTCATAGGGATAGATATAACCGCCTGTTCTTTTGGTTTAAAATACTCATCTTCAATAAGTTCTGGATGATTTTCTGCTAAGTATGAGTAAATGGCTTCGTTTTTACCAACTCTCATTCTCCTAATAAAGTAAGGATCGTGCCAAGCATGTATACCTGAGCTAGAGCCAATTACAAGACTTGTAGTTCCTGCAGGTTTAACACATGTAGTTCTACTAGCAGGTTTAATTCCAATAAGTTCTGAAACTCTTTTGTTTTCTAGTTTAACAACATTAGAGGCTTCTTCTAGATCTAAATTTAAAACAGCACCAGATGCAATACCTGTCATACTAACTCCTAATAGTGCATCTTTTTCCGTTGTCCTTTTCCAAATGTCTCTGATGTAATGAAAATCTGTATAACCTGCTTGTAGTGTTCCTAAAAATGCAGCAGCTTTAGCTCTATCTTCTAGATCTTTTTGGTCCTTAACATCATTAGCATTTATCTCAGTTAAGTTACAAAACTGAAAAGGTCTTAATGCTATTTCACAACATGGATTAGTACCCCAATCTGTGTTATTTGTAAAGTAAAATCCGGGTTCCCCACTTCCACTTGCTTCTATCTTTTCCCATAATTCCATAAACTTTTCTTTTGTGATTTTACCTCTTTTAATAACAGCACTATTATTAGCTCTACCACGTTGAGGATTAAGCTCCCACCAATTACCAAATTTGCAAGTCAACATAGAGTCATCGTTTAGATCAAATAAACAAATTAGAGCAGCTCTACGAATACCCCCTGTTAGAACGGCATCGGCAATATAACATATTAAATCATGAACCTCTAAAGAAGTTAACTGATCCCCATGATCTTTTGTGTCAAGTAGTTGTTGCATCTTAAAAAGACATTCCTTTAAACCTGCAGGACCGGGAGCCTTACCACCACTAGTAATTAAAGGAGCACCTTTTTCTCTAATATCAGAAAAGTCAAATAAAGGTAAACTCCTTCCCCTCATATATGCTTTCATTAGGGCTTTTATAGCATCTGCCCAACCTTCTATCGAATCTCCGACAACGTATCTTCTTTTCTTTGTAGGCTTAGTTATACTAGGTAAGTTAGAGACATGGTTGTTTTGAACAGAGTACCCTACACCAGTTCCACCAAGCAAAAGAAACATTGTCTCAGAAAAGGCTCTATAATCGTCAATAGGAAGGTAACAACAGTTATAAACTCTATTAGGAGATAGTTCAACAGGTTTTCCTGCAAACTGTGCCGATCTCATACTAGGTAATACTTTTTTAGGTATTACAAAATTATTATATACATTTAAAATTTCAGAATGTAATTGTGGGAACTTCTTTAAGTGCATGTCTCTATTTCTATAACATATCTCTTCCCAAGTCTCTCTTCTCATTAAAGATGGTACATATTTTGCGTATTTCGTGTTAACTACAGCATCTGATGCAATTTTTACAGAATTAACAGTTTTTTTATCCAATCTAATCTCCTTTATTTGTTTTGGTTTCCTAATATAAATATACAACACAATGGTAAAACTAGCAAGCTACAAATTATAATTTCTTCATCGTCTAAGTAAAGTCCACGCAGTAAACTTAGTGATACTAAAGTAAGGTAAATGTAAGGTTTCATAGTTTTTTATAACAACACAAGCAGTAAAAAGTAGGTTCAGCGTATCTATCTCTTAGAGGAGTCTGTCTTACTCTTACAATATGAAGTCCTAGTTTACATTTTATATATTTTTGAATTATATAATCTAGATTAAACACCACTACTCCCAAAGCCACCAGTACCTCTTACAGTATTACTCAGCTCTTCTACCTCTTCAAATTCTATATAAGGATAAGGCATTATAATAATCTGTCCTATCCTGTCTCCAATATCGTAAGCTCTATATTCATTTTTTCTAAACTTAAAACTAACTTCTCCACGATATCCACTATCGATTACACCAACGGAATTAGATAAAGTTAAGTCTTTTTTGTATATACTACTTCTAGGAAAAACTAGACCAACATAACCTTCTGGTATTTCAAATGCTAATCCTGTTCCGTATGTTATTAAGTCATCTCCGCCCATAAAGTTTGTATCATATTCTTTAGAAACAGCAACTAAATCCATCCCTGCATCACCATCTTTTGCGTACTTTGGTATTACTGCTTCTGGGTGTAACTTTTTAATTTTAACTTTCACGATCCCAATCTCCATATTGTTTCATTAAATTGATATCTTGGTAGTCCACCTTCTGCTTTAGACGATAATGCATCATCTAAAAACTGTATTCTATATTGTGGATATAAATGTATATTACCTTCATCTGACTTTATAACATGAAACATTTTCCACTCGGTAGGATCACGACTTAGGTCATCTTCTCCAACATGGTCAATTGTAAATAGATACTCACCTTTTATAAGTTCTCCTGAATGAAGCTTTAAGTTACATGGCATATAAAGTAAAGTTTTATACTGAACATAATCAATCTTGGAGCTAATACTGTCCCACATCTGACAATCTATAAGATTTCTATCAGGTGCATCTTCTTCAAAACATATTGCATGGGCAGGAAGTCCTGTAAACAATGCCCCTGTTTCTAATAACACTTGAAACTGCATAGCTTGATTCTGTAAAGATCTTATACCAATAAGTCTACCCCATGTCTTACCATTGTAGTTTGGATCATCTTTATGATGTGTAAATTTGTTTCTAATGTAAACGCCCATTGGCGGTAAACTAATATTCATAATACTCCTTAATGGTCGAAATGGGTGGAATCGAACCACCGACCTCCCTCCGCCTCACGATTTCGTTACCTAGTCGCTTGCTTCATAGTCAGGTGCTCTAACCAACTGAGCTACATTTCGATAAAATGGTCAGCGACCAACTCACAATTTTTAAACCCGTTCAAAATATAACTAGTATTACTGAATCGAGGAGGTATGTGACACCTGTAACTTATTATGTACCGCTTCTTAGCATAACCCTTGAATTGGTCTGTTACAATTAAATGTTACTATTATTTTTAAAATATGTCAATAAAGAAAAATGTGGATAGGTAAAATAAAAACATACAATATCCTATTAAAAAGGGAATGTTAAATCCTTCTTTAAATTCAACTCTGTTACCATCTTCTGGCATATTACCCCCTAGTGACCATCTGCTAGATTCGTACTCAGTTCCGCAGGAGCTTTCAAATCTAATGATAGTTTATAATTATTTTCCATAATATCTTGCACTAATTCTCTACACTCTTCTGCCCTTTCTTCTGGAACATTTACAACTAATTGATCGTGAATCTGTAATGCAACCCATCCATCAATTCCTCTTTTATCAAGTTCTCTATTAATCTCTATAGCAGCCATATTCACTATACTAGCTGAAAGACTTTGGATTTGAAAGTTCTTTGCGTTATTAAGACCATTTTTATAATCTCTATACATATTTAATACCACATCCTTTCCAAACTTCTTATTTAACTTTGGTCTATATTTATAATCTAGCAACTTACTGCCGTATATTCTATGTAACCTTTTAACTTCTGGCAAGTGTCTTTTACGTCCAACTTCTGAATCAACATATCCCAAATGTTGTGCCTTTTCTTCGGACTCTTTCATCCACTTCTTTAACTCTGGAAAACCATTTAGATAGTTCTCTATAAGCTTGTCAGCTTCCTCTGTAGGGATTCCAAGAGTCATACCTAGTGCAAACCCCTTCATTCCATAAGGAACTCCGAGAGAGTACGCTTTAGCCTTTTGACGCAATGGTTTGTTAACTTTTCCAAGATAGTTTTCAGCTTTTTTGTCAGCACTTACTCCTTCTAATCCTTCTGTTGCAATAGCAATTGTTGAGTAAAAATCATGTCCTTTTCTAAAAATATCCCTTAATCCTTCATCACCGGAAACATGTGCAAAAACATGTGGCTCAAGTGATTCATAGTCGTTATCTATAAAGGTTCTACCCTCTCCAGATATAAAGAATTTTCTAATTATATTAGTATACTTAAGTACTATAGGATCTTGTTCTCCCTCTTCTTTTGGACGAGGCAATTGCTGCATATCGCTTCCATAGCGTCCACTTATGGTTCTATGTTGAAAGAAACTAGGGTAAAACATACCATCTTCTTCTGCATCTAAAAACCTATCAATATATGCACCTTTGATCTTTATAAGCTTATTATAGTTGCCAAGTTTTCTAGCCCATTCAAATCCCATTTCTTCTAGTTTCTGTATCATAGTATCATTAAACTGTGGTGATCCCTTATCAGTTTTTGATATAGGTTCAATATTCATATAATCAAATACAACCTCTCCAAGTTGTTTTTTAGAGCTAATATTTAAAATAGAACCTTGTTTGTCCATGTGCATTTTATATTGAATTTCATAGATATCTTCTTGGTCTAAATCACTAAGACCTAATAAAAAATCACTACCATCATTAGGAGTTTTAATTGTCTTTATTGACTTTTCTGTTAAGCTAAACTTACCGGATTTAGTCTTTGGTAGATCTAAATTAAAATATTCGCAAACATATTGACCAAATTTACCTTTAGTAGACACAGGGTATTTTTCATAAAGAAAGTCCTCAAACCAATCTTGAGCAGCTTCTGTTGCCATGAGATCTTCAATAACTTCGGACTCTAACCTATCAATGTCCTTTAGTAAAGATTCCCTAGTTTCATTAATTAGATCAAGGTCAAGTTCTATACCCTTTTCTTCCATTTTAATTGTAACTTCTTTATAAAGGGGCATTACCTCGCTGTCATAATATAATTCTTCTAAGTCCTCATCTGCCAACTTATCTGCAAATAGTTCCCCAAGTCTAAGAGTTAAATCTGTATCTGCACAAGCATATTTACCAATGATATCTAAATCGCCTTTGTAAAGCTCATAATTAGTCTTAGTAACGCTTCCACCATTTTTCTCAATACTAGCCTTAAGTTCAATCTGCTCTTCGTTAGCAGCTCTCTCAATATCTAACCCAATCTCTTCTTGGTATTGGATAGCAACATCTTTTAACCTAAAGCTACCCTCTTCTTCTACAGTGTGTTTCATAAGCATAACATCTGCAAGTAAAGGTACACCTAAATCAATCCCAAAGTTGTTTTTAACCATCCTAACATCAAAACTTGCATTCCACATTAATAGGTCTTGGTTAGCTAAGGCAAATAATAATTCTTGATGATCTACTTGATCGTTTACAGGATGTCTTAGTAGCTTTTCTTGTAATGGGTCATAGTAATATAAAGGCATGTAAAAACCAACACCAATATCACCAGAGAACGAATATCCAATTACTTTATCTTTTCTTACATTTAGTCCTGTAGTCTCTGTATCAAATGCTAGGTATTCTGATTGTTTAGCGTGTTGTAGTGCTTTTTGGAATGATCTCTTATCGTTTATTATTGTATAATCTTTTTTGACCATTAATCCTCCAATTCTCCGTCATCCCATACAAGTATATAGAATCCAATTAACCTTTGTCTTTCTTCTGGAGTAATACCTCCATTTAGCATATAGTTATTTACAATTCTCTCCACATGAGGCTGATCATAATAATCTAATGCTAAGACCTCTTCCATAAGGTAATCATCGTCCATGTCAAATATTTCCATAAACAACTTCCACATTCTTACATTACAAAGTCCAGAATTGCTATCCACTAAATCTCCTGCATCTGTTTTACATACTCTCTAAATCTTGTTCTGTTACACCACTTGCCTGTATCTTGATGGTGCATAAAATGCTTTGCACATCCCCAAAATTCTAATCCGTTAATATGCTTGATACCTTTTTCACAATGAGCTATCTCATGTGCTATCAATAATATCCTATCATAATGACTCATGGTTTGCCAATGTTTTTTATTAATTATTATCTCATTTCTCCAAGGTAAACACGTTCCTAGAGCATTTGGACGATACTCAGTATAGTTCATACTAATTTTCTTGCCAGATAGATTTCCTTTAGACAACCTTCTAACTTCTTTTATGTATGGTTTAAAATCTTTATGTCTACCATATTCTAAAGGAGTGTAGAACAAATACATCATAGATGTCATTACTAAATATAACACAGTCCTAAGTCCTAACAACACGTTGCTCATATATAGTAACTGTTTTTCTGATAACACTTACATCTTTTAGTTCAATTTTTGCTAATGTAAAATAATCTTTCATAAGTACTTTTTTATTGCTATCTAGTTCATATCTTTTTAATGAGTCCATAAGCATAGCATACTCTTTTATCAGAAGCTCTTCCTGTCTACAAACGATGCCCCTATATGATACAGGTGCGTCCGAAATTTCAGTATAAATTTCCACCTCATCCCTTTTTCCAACAAAAGTTAACTCAAATTTTAATCTAGGAACATCAAGTTCTTTTTCTACAGGTACGTCTATTATTTTTTCTTTATCGTTTAAAAACTCTAAAAACTTCATTATAAATCCTTTGAGAATTTCTTAGCAACATTCAGGTTAATAGCTCTATTTATAGTATCCATATCAATGTGTTTTAGTATTTTTTCATAGTTGTCTTCAACATACCTTTTAGTAAGTTCATCTTGTATCCGTCTCCTAAGATCCGTCCCAAAAGCGTCTTGACGATACATATACATATCATCTATCCTGCTTGTTAACTCTTTTGTTAAGATCTCTACAACATTATCTTCATTAACATAGTCCAAAGCATTTTGTACTGCTTTTCTTAGTTCATCTTCTAATTTATAGTTTTTACTCATCTAGTCCTCCTGCGACTTCTTCTATTATTACTCCTTTTTTCTTTTCTGTCAACCTTTTCTATATCTTCTCTTTTAGACTGACCATCAGCATACGACCTTTCAAGTAGATACTCATCATGGTCATCTAATGGCTCTGGTGCTAGTTCTTCAAATACAGCAGCTACCCTTTCAAATGGTACGTCTTGTAAAGCCAATGTAAACACAAAACTATTAGCACTATTATGCCAATATCCAGATAAACCAGTATGAGCATTTCTTATAAAGTAATCTACTTGCTCTGGTATCTTGTCTCTATCCTCTCCATATAAAGCCTTCACAACGTCCTCTACCTCTTCACCAACTTCTATGGTGTCAGTATAGCGTGACCTATCAAAACTCTCTGAGAGCTTAGGTTTAGGCTTTACAGGAGTATATAGTTTACCCTCTATCCAAAAGCCATCATCGTCAGTAGATCCAAAGTAGAAACGACAGGCATCTTTACATTGTGGGTCAACTGGAAAGTACTCTGCTAATTTAGCATATGTCTCTTTATATTCATCAATAGATTGGATTGATCTTGACAATGGGAATATTAGTCGAAACTTATGGTGCTCTTCTGTATGACTTGTACTTGGCATACACAATGCTGCTAGTTCAAGTTCCTCAACAACCTTTTCTGCCTCATCAATTGTCATGCCATCGTCAATGTCAAATGCAATTAGATCAGTCTTTACAAAGTCGGACTCTCTACGGTATGTTTCAAATACCATTGGCGACCAAGAGTAATGAGTTATAAGTTCTATAAGACCATCTTCATTGTCAAATTCCACAATCTCCGGCATATAAGGACTAGAAGCATATTTAGAGTTCTTTATCTTCTCTTCCTTACTCTTTGGATGTGCTTTAGCCTTTTTGAAAATACTTACTTGCACTATTCCTCCCCATCATAACTCACCATGTAACCACAAGCTCTTAAAAACTCGTTAAAGATCTCTTTCAATTCTGCTTTTGTTAGATCAGATTGTTCTATAGCGAACTCTATGTCTACTAGGTCAAATTTATTATCAGGATCTTTTATTTTTATAAACTTAAACATTACTCCTCCTCAACTAAAGTACCTACTCCGCTTATATAATTAGCAGTACAACTTCCTCTTATTACCTCTTGATCGTGTAATCTTTTATAGTCATATAATTTTCTAGCTTGCTTTGCATGGTGGATTGCAGTTAGAAGTAAGTTAATCTCTTTTTTTAGTTCCATAGCTCTTTGCTGATGTCTTGCTCTACGCTTAATACTATAAGCACCGTCATTATATATATCTTTATGTAACTTTTGTAAAACTTCAAGAGATTTTAACATATATTTTAATTCTTCGTATGATAATATTTTATTATTCATTTTTTAGTTCCTCTATTTCTCTTTTCAATTGCTCTATCTTTTGTCTTTTTTCTTGGATCTCTTCTTCAACGTCTCTTACTATTTTTACATTAGAAAAGCTAGTAGTCAATATATAACTTTTACACTCTTTTAAATTAGTTAACTGGTCAGTAAAAAGTCCTCGACTATCCGTCTTTAGAAGTTCATGTGCTATTATAAAAAACAAATCAGATTTTACTTTAATTTCAATTATGTTATCAGCCCTAGCTGTATCACATTCTACTGCATGTAAAAAATCTTCTAAATGACTTAAAAAACTACTCATATCTAAACCTCATGTTACACCATTTATTTTGCACCTGTTTAATCTCATCTTCAGTATTCTTCATAACAGATGTTAAAAGACCTGCACTAAAAGTTGTCCTGCAACTTGATATATATTCTTTTTTAGTTTGGTTAACAGGAAATTTATAATAGAAAGCTACCGTAGTAATACAAGCTCCTAAATAAAAACATAATAAATACTTCATTAATCCTCCGCACGATTAGCATGTCTCTTGTTAAGGTTTATATGACTAATTGTAGTCTGAGAAACATCGTAAATTAAAGCTATTTCTTTTTGTGTGATACTACCTTCTTTTAAGTAATGTCTTATTTCTAATATATCTCTTTTATTTAATTTTGTATTTGGAGAGTTTACTCCGTAATCTGATTTTAAACCATTTTCAATATAATGTCTAACATTTCTTTTTTGGTCACACCATTCTAAATTGTCGGCATTATTATTTTTTAGATTACCGTCAATATGGTTTACTATATTATCGTTATTTTTGTTTTCAACAAAATGGTAGGCTACTAATCTATGTACATATTTATTTTTCTTTTGTTTATTCTTACACAATGTACAAATTATATAACCATTCCCATTTGTTTTGTTTTGAGAAAGTTCTTTATTGGATAAAAGGCTATACACTTTACCTTTGTTCGATACTTTGTATAAACCTTCATACCCTATAATATCCTTCCAAACCTCATTACTCACCTGAATCTCCACTAAATATCTCTTTAATCTGGACAACTTTACCGTCTTTGCCCTTTACTTCTTTAGTTAAATCATAAGAAAAAGACTTACTTCTTTCTTCCGCAGACTTCATTTCTAATAAAGTATTATAATATAGTTTAAAAATAGTGTACTCTTCTGTAGTCATTTTACGAATACATCTTAAGTCCCTATCATAAGCTAGTAATTTATTCTGACCTCTTTTTACCTTGTCCTCTTTATTAGCCTCTCTAATTTTAGCATATCCCCATCCTAGTATACTTATACCTGCATCCTCCTCTAATCTCAATATAGGTCTATGTATTTGTATGATGTTATTAGAGATATACTTAAATTGACTACAAGCAAGTACAGAGTCGGCATCTAAAGGTATCTCACCCTTTCCTCCAGAACTCTTATTGACCTGTGCCATTGGTATTCCTAAACAATTTAAGTTAACCGCCATTTCTTTTACAGCAACCATAATTGAATTTAAAGTACTTGGGTCATTCTCTCCCAATACATGCAAATGGTCTAGTGCAAAACAACTAATATCACCAATTGCATCTTTATAGATATTTAGTTGCTCTTTAATCCAACGCATACTAATACCTTCTCTAGACTTACCCTCATCGTCATACCTAGATAATATAAATAACCTGTCTGCTAAATCCTCATCGTCACCTGTCATTTCAAACCAACGCTTTGCTATTTCTTGGTCAGTCATTTCTAGTGATACATATACTCCACAGCTCTCAGGATTCGATACAAGGATGTCTTTTATCATTTGTAACACAACCTCTGACTTACCAACACCACTGTCTCCAATGACTCCTAAGACCTCTTTACGACTCCATTTATGTACCAAGCAATCAAACTCTGGTGTACCATGAACGAATAGATCAGGATCGCTTCCACGCTTTACCCTACCCTTTCTTCTTAGCTCACCAAGAGATCGAATACCTGCTTGTTCTCTTCTTTTACTGCTAAATTGCATTTATTTCCTCCTAAACTCAATTCTCTATTTAATACCAAAAAAATCATTAATGGCTTTAATTCTATCTGATAACTCTTTTTCTAGCTCTGGATACTCTTCTTGAAGCAACTCATATACAACTACCACAGGGATTCCTGTCATTGCCGAATAAGATGCCATATCTTTTAGACCACGCTTTTCATAGTGTTTTACAATTGATTCTTTATTTGATCTATAATCTTCTTTGTTATACATTTAATCCCTTTTAAAAAGCCCCCATTTAGGGGGCAATTCAGACAAAAACTCACTAGCTATAAAGGAGGAAAAACTAGTCAAGCTTTACAGTACCTTCTTCTAAAATGTACTCAGGGATTCTGCCAATCTTTTCTTCGGCTTCCTCCTCAGTAATCATTTCCTTTTCGAGCATGATCTCGAACTTTTCTGCAGGGTCATTGATATAAATAGACTTACCATTTACATTAACTCCATTCACTTCTATGTTTACATATTCAGCATTTTTTACAAACTGAACATACTCTTTACCTTCATCGTTCTCTTTGATCTCAAACAAAGTCACATAACCTGTTGTCTTTGAACCTTTGTTACTACTTGATCCACTACTCTTACTTGATCTTGATGATGTTCTTCTTTCTCTTGCCATTTTTATTCTCCTTGGTCTTGTTTATTTTCTTGTTCTTCTGGAGCTTCTTCAACTTGCTCTTCAACTTCTTCTTCTTCTAATTCTACAGGCTCTTCTTCAACTTGTAAAGTACTTTCTTCTTCCTGTAATTTCTTAAACTCTTTAATTTGATTAATACCAACACCATCTAGCATGAACTTAGATTCACTAACTCCCATGTTTCTCTCATAGAGTTTATTTTGCATTACAACATCATCCTCAATAAGATATACCTGTCCTTTAGCATCCTCTGCAACATGGTAGTGCCAACTTCCAATGTTTCTAATCTTAATTGGTGATATCTGTGCAACATTATCTGCAAGATCATTATAATTTGGTATAGAATTTCTTTTTAAAAGAGCTTCTGTCATTCTATATGCTCTAACTGTCTTCGCCATTATTAGCCTCCTGTTCTTTCATTGCTAGGTTTATGACTCCCATTTTCATTTGCATTTCTTTTAGCCCAACTGCCATTTGATATGTGTCAACTTCTTTCTGGCTAGTAAGCTGTCTTGTAGGAGGCACAGGGTATTCCATTACCGCCATAAAAACTCTTGCTACTTCATTCTTCTTCAAATCTCTCACTTCTTCTTGAAGATCAAGTGTTATTTGTGAAGATATTTCTGCTACTCTATTGAACTCTTCTTTTAGTTTACTCATTATCGCTCCCAAAAATACCTTTAATTTTCTTATCTTTAGGGTGTACCCCTGTTTCATAGTAACTAATAATTTCGTTATATTTGGAATTTAACCATTGTTTATCTTTATCTTGTTCATCTAAAAATATTTCAACTACAGTAGCAAGTCTAGCTAAAAACATCCCCTCTCTAATTCCTTTTTTTTCTTCTCTCATTATCCTTTTCTCCTAAAACCTCTTCCACGTTTCTTTGGTTTTTCTTCTGGTTCTTCTTTAGACTCTTCCTTAGCCTCTGGTTCTTCCTTTGGCTCTTCTTTTTTTGTTCTAGTTCTTTTTGGCTTTTCTTTAGTATCTTCTTTTTTCTTTCTTGTAGAAGTTTTTTTAGCTTCTCCCTTACCATGATCATTAGTTGCATCAGCATCTTTGGTATCATCAATTAGAAACAATCCATTTAGTGCATACTTTCTAGCATATGAACTTGCACTACCTGTTATCTGTGCCTCGTTCATCCCTTTTTGGTCTAATGGTTCTCTGGCTGACGCTGTATTTTCTAATACTTCTTCTCCGTTAGTTACTTTAGCAGTAGCCTCAACATATACTCTCATGTCCTCGCCTTCTCCAACTGTGATAATCTTATCGCTAACAGTTAAAACTAGGTCGCCAAGTAAAGGTTTTACTGCTTCTAGTATATCCTCACAATTTCTATAAGCATATCCTCCAAATTTATTAAATTGATTCTTTGGTGCTTTTAGCGTTTGTTGAATTTCTGCAACTTTTTTTAAAAACTTATTCATCTCCATCCTCCTTAAGATCATCCTCAGTTACATCATACCTGTCAAATATTGTTCTTTCAAGTCTTTTTTTGAAACCCTGTAATTTTTCCACTTCGTCATCTGTAGCACCAAGTCTTTTTAGATTATTTAGTGTACTGTCAAACTGCAAGTATGATGCCATTTCAGTCTTTGCATGAAAAAATGCTGTACCTAAATGGTCATAAATAACTGCAAAGTCTAAGTCCTCTACGTCAATTTCTTCATCTTCTGCAATGTCCTCAATGTCAACATTTAGTTTATCCATTAGTCTATTTTGCATTGCAGTTAGTACTGTATTGGCTTCTGCCTCTACATCTAGTTTTTTTGCAACATTGTTAGCTAATTGATATAGACTGTGTAATGTTCCTAGTTCAAAGTCTAGGTCTTGGTGCCTAGAGTTTAGTAGTTCTGTTAGTTTACTCATTATTACTCCTTTCATATACTTGTTGATGAAATTTATCTACAATTACCATTTCTAATTTGAACAATGCAAGCTCTTTAGTATTCTCTACAATCTTCTCAATGACTTTTACATTGTTTGATTCTGGAGAGTACTTCATAACGTCTACAACATGCTTGTCACCGTCTTTGTAGTAGGTATGAGCATATAACGGTAGCTTAGAATCATCTAGCTCGCCTGACTGAACATTCTCTAGTTCTTTTTTTAAAAGCTTGTTATCTTGCTTAAGTTCTCTAGCAAGCTTTACAAGGTCTGCTTTTTTTAGTTTCTCTAATTGTGCCATTATACTTCCTCCAATCCATCTTTATTCTTACCATTACTTCTACAGTACGCATAGTAACTACAAGGTTTACCATAGAAAAAACATCCAGAGTCATAGTTCTTATCAAACTCTTCATTCTCAATGCCCTCTAAAACATTATCATACATTTCAAATGTTTCGTCAAGTAATTTCTCAGGAATTTTATCAATAATTAATTGAGTCCTAGTTCTTGGCTCTCTTTTTCTTATGGCTTTCTCTACAACACCAAACGCACCGTACTCTATACCCTCACTTTCACAATAAGTTGCAAGCTGTGGAGAAGTCGATACAGAATCGTCCTTGTACGGCTTTGAACTTGTCTTGTTATCAAGTATCACCTTTCTATCTGGAGCGTCTATAAAGCTAACTACGGCATCTATATAGCCTATTAAAAGGTTGCCATGCTCATCCGGTAGTTCTACTTTCCTTTGGATATCAAATACTGTATGGATTTGTGGCATAATGTCATTATTATATGCTTCAATGAGCATCATGCCTTTTCTATATAAACTATGCCAAGCTATTCTATTATACAATGCTTGATCCTCTTCACACAATTTTTCTTTATTTTTTAGAATAGTGAAACATTCTTTTAAAAACTCTTCAATGTTTTCTACTTCTTTATCAAACTCTGAAATATCTTCTAAATCAATATCAAGTAAAACACTTAGATCAATATCTGACTTGAAGTATTCTACATTTTTATTTTCTAATTGCTCACACCACAACGTATCAAATTCGTCATAAGCATGTTGCAAAACACTAACACTCTCGTCAAATTTATAGGTGACAATCTGTTTCTTAGATCCTAATAAAACATTCAATGCCTCATCAACTGCCGATCCAAAAAAAAGAGCACTTCCCATTGCAACTGGTCTTATACGATCAACGTAATGATGGCGATAAAGTGCTCCGCAGGTTTTAAACTTTTCTGCTGCGGAGTGTGACAGTCTTATGTTTTTCATTAAAACTCCCAATCTAATTCTTTTATATACTGCTTAGAAACCACTTTATAATGACTCCTACAATTATTATATAAGTTTTCCATAATCTTTGCAAGTTCTTTTTTAGTACCTGTGTAAAGAATACAATTTGTATCTTTGTATATTAGATGAAGCATACTATCTCCTATAAATCTCTTAAAGTTCTTATCATTAAGTATTCAAACTCTTGTTTTAGGGAAGTTGTCTTTCCATATTTCTTTCTCATAGATTTCCATGACTTTAAATTCCACATGATTCTATTCTCTTCTCTATAGCCTTTTTCAAACTTTTTACGATAACTTCTATACCATTGTGTGTTTTTATATCTATGATAGCTTTCAATGGGTGTCATATTACCTCCTATAAATCTTTTCACAAGTATTAAAAGCTTCTTCAATACCTACACCATGATCATTCATAAAGGCATCAACACATTCCTTCATCTTGCTTATATGATTCTTTGGCTTTTTCTTTTTAACATTAGATCGCTCTGGCAATCTAACTGCACAACTGGCAAGCAACACTGTGCAAAATACAGCTACCATAAACTGTCTAATCGTTGGATTCATTATCATACTCCTTGTTTCTATCACAATGATCTTCTCCACATGGTTTATCTTTACAAAAAGCACATGGGTATTCATCTACAAATTCTATCTCATTTTCTAAGAACTTCATAAAGTTTAAGTAACTAGATGACCTAAACATATCAAGCAGCTCTTTATTAGTCACTTTAGTCTCCTATTAAGCTTCTTTAAAGTGTCAATCTCTTCTCTAAGTTCATTAATTGTATTCACTAAGACTCTCTTTTCAGCTTGCATAAGTTGATAAGCTTCTTTAGATTTATTCCTAATGTCCTTTGTCTGCTTTTTAGCCTCATCTGCTTCTCTTTCTAGCTCTCTAGAAAGTCCTCTTCCTATAAGATAACACAGTGAGACAATTAATACAAGCTTTACTATAATCATTACAAACCTTCTCCTGTTTCTTCTTCCCATATTATAATTTTTTGATTATTAATGTACTGGTCTAATACAAAAGTGTCTAACCCATTAGCTTCTAAAGTATTTGAAATTGCTTCTATTGCTTCTATTAAGTCTTTTTTATTGATCATTATAACCTCGATAGACCTTGATAGCGTCCTGTTTTAGTGTCTCTCACAGCTCCTGACATAGCTCCTAATAGGTTTGCATAGGCTTCTTCTAGTGTATCACCTGTTATTACTGCAACCGTCTTAGAACTCTCTACGTCCTCTATTTCCAGTGTCACCTTGCTGCCAATTGACACTGTTGTATCTAAGCCTTTTGCAAATAAACTTGTCTGCATCATTGTAAGGAAGTCTAAGATATTCATTATAAATTCTCCTTGATGAAATTTGTCAACTTGACACCATCAAGGTTCAAGTCACTAATACAACTTGCAAGAACTGTGCCAGTTACGTCTTGGTCGGTTTTATGTTCTTTGATCTCAAAAGTATGTCCAAGTCTTATTAGATCAATTAAATAAGAATTGTTTACATAGTGCTTACATTTTTTACTGTATAATTTTCTGTTGTTATATTTTACAATTGTTTCCATTATACTTTTCTCCTGTCTACCGACCAACCTTGTGAGTTATTCCATTTTTTTGTTGTATAAAAAGATACTGTTATTTTAGATACGTTTAAAAACTTTGCAACTTCTTTTGCAAGTTTGAATCTATGTTCCTCATTACCTTTTGTCACAAAATACATCCATTCTTTTTTAGGCTTAATGTCCTTTTTAGGTTTCTTACTTGCTTTACGTTTTGTGATCTTAAAAGTATCGCACTTTATCGATCCTGAGCTTATTTTACCTACTCTATAATGAGGTACGCCTGATATTTCTGCTAATTCTGATAATTTATTAGCTTCAAATACCTCACCTGTCTTTGTATTTTCTAGTTTATAATGTGCTCTTATTCCAGTGTTACCTTTCATCCCAAAATCTGCATCTGGTTTGAAATACCTTTCCTTTTCAAATACATGGGTAATTTGCTCGCCATCTAAGTTTAGATACCTTACATTTTCTTTGCCTGTACCTACTATATCCCCTATCTCTAAAACGCTCTCAGGACTAACGTCAAGCTTTACAGGACACTCTGCAAATATTTCATTGAAGCTTTTTAGTGTACCATCTGTCTCTAAATCAAATTTATTTAGTCTTTCACCAATAATCATTTTAATACCCCCATTCATTTAACTGTTCATCTAGATATTCGTCACATAGTTCATATAAGTCAACATCATCAAGTCTTGACTCACAAATTTTCTTTACAACATACTTACATACTCTCATTTTCTCACCATCATAGTCATTAGGAACGGCTACAACGTCTTTAGGGTCAATCTCGACTTCTAACAAGTGACCTTGTGAGAACGTATTAGCATAGTTATATGCAGCAACGTGAAGCCCACTAGAGCAAGTATTGTCTGGATTATCATCAACTTCTTCTCTTGGCATTGCAACAATCATGCCAACACTGTTATCCATCTTACCTGTGTGACAATCTGTAAAGTCTCTTCTAACTTTTTTGTATGCAATAAAGTTGCCATCTTTTGTGATAGGGTGTCCGTTATGTTCTAAGAACTTGTAAAGCATAAGCCTTGAGTTATAACTTGGGTTCTCCATAAGCTTCTCAGCAAATTTCATTAATGGTTCAAAGGGCAACCCCTTGTCTTTAAAGTTCAATACCCTATCAGTTAAGACCTCTGGAATTTTCTTGTCATTAATATAGATGTGACCATCTACTAGATCGACTCCCTCAACCTCTGAGAACGTCTTAGAAACGTCTACAAGACTTGGTACATCCTCTAGCCTACCATCTTTGATAGCCTCTAAGATCGCATTGTAGCGATGATCTCCCTCTGCTATTGTGATAAAATTTCCTTCGTAACTTAGTGTAACTCCCTGTGGTGTCATAATGTAATTCATATTAGAATCTCCCTTGTAAATAAGTTTTGTTTACTCTGTTAATATAATCTAAATCGTCATTGTTTTTAAATTTAGGATATCTCCTTTTTAAATACTTGCCAAGCATATCAGCCTTGTCATTTCTCTCTTTTATCTCGTCTTTTAATTGATCTTGCATATCCCAATATAAATTACGTGGAATATCTAATTCTTTTTTAGGACGCATTACATCATTAATCATTGCTCTAATTTTTTTAGAACTAACTCTTTTTACCATGATAGCAAGCTTTTGGTTTATGATATCATTATCTCTATAACCGCCATATGCATACGCTCCTTTTTGAATCATATATTCTTTTTCTTCTGTTGTAAAGCTTAGATTATTCATAAACTCATCTACTTGCATAAACCTATCGTCATTTTTAATCTTAGTTTGGTATTTCTTAGAAACAAATCCAAATAAAAAACCTTTGGACTTGAAAAAATCAACATAATCTCTTGCATCATACATTGTGCTAGTCGAATAATCGCACCATAGTATTTTATTATCAAGGTTTTTATTTAGGTCAATTGTTCTACAATTTCTTACATAAGCATTACTTCCCCATGCTGTACTTCTTTCAACAATGTGAATATCAATCTTACCTTTATCAAGCGTTTTTTTAGTGCTTGTATTCTTTGTCTTAGCCTTTTTAGGAGGCAAAGGTAGGCTAGATATCACGTTTAATTCTAATTCGTTTAGAAGTAAATTATAAAGCTCTGTGGGCATATCAGTTTTTTTAATGTATGTGATCTCTCCTTTAGATGGTTCAATAAAATGCTTACAACGTCTAGCTTTCATTTGCTCACTTTCTGTATCACCAATATCATCTAAATAAAAACTGTTTAGTTTATCTAATGGTAATTGTTGAAAGGTTTTATTTTCTCTTTTAGAATTTGTTAATACTTGTCTATACCTTTGTGATCTGTAATGATACTCTACCGCTTCAAATAAAAAGTTATCTTGTTTAGTAAGATCATTTAAGTACATGATACCGTTTCTATTAATCTTTACATGAGCATTAAAATCAATACTTGGAAGCCCTGTAAATAACTCTATAGCTTCTTTATATGCTTTATAGGTGTCAATTATAGTAGGTTTTAAAAGCTCGTTAGAATACCTTTTAAACTCTTTTTGAATGTCTAAACCAATTTTATTTAGTCTATTGAATGTGTATTCACACTCTTCTAATGATTCCCTAGTTTGAAGCACTTTTAATTCGCCATTACCAATTTTATAAACTAAAACTGAATTACTTGATAAAATATTATCAGCTTTTTTAAGTTCATCACATTGCCTTAACATATCGCTTTCAACTAGATAAGGTATACCATCAACTAAAATAACAATACCCTGTGCTGAATAATAAGAACTGGATAGCCCTAAATTACTTGCAAATTCTCTGCCATTGTATACTGTAAATTTATCACTAATTTTAATACCTTTAGGACGTTTAGGCATTTCAAAATTAAAAATAGGCTGATTATCCCAAAAATATGTCGCTCTTACTGCACCATTTTTAAACTGTTCTAGTTGATCCCTTTTAGATGGTATAATAATTTCTGTGCCGTTTTCTTCTGTGGTATCTCCAGTATGAACTAAATCAACATTAATTCCGTTTAGTTCATTTTTGTAAACAGCATAATACCAAAACGTACCGTCAACATAAGTCTTGATATTATACTGGTCACAAAAACCTAAAGGAGATTTTCCACCAATACCAAAACCACCCTTTTTTGCATTAGTGTGTGAGCTACCAGATGCCCCCATGTTACAATAAATTTTATTGATAACGTCTGGTGTCATACCTGTGCCAAAATCACGAAGCTTGAAAGTCGGTTCTAATTTTGTCGGTAAAGTTATTTTTAATTTTCTATCACCATTACCTGCTTCAACTTGAGCATCTTGAGCATTAGAAATTAGCTCTTGTAATGATGTTCTAACCTTATACTTATATTGCTTAATAACAAGCCAAATCATTTTATTAAAAAATTCAGGGTCAATGCTCATTTGATTGCCTGTAAATTCCTGACTTTTTGTTACGTCTACTTTTTCTTGAATGTTAATCATGTGTTATTCTCCTTTAGTTTAACTCTTAATTATTATCTCATGTATTGTGCTTTGCGTCAACCGAACTATGTAATTTTTACATAGTATTCTTTTTACTAAGTTTATGATACGTTTCATAAGTCAAGGCATCATCTGAAAAGTCCTGTATACGCTGTAAAACTTCTTCTGAGCTGTAATTTTTATTAATAGCATGATCACCATAGGCAATTTCATAAACGCCTGATATGAAGTCATAGACGTTCTCAAGTCCATCTATATTTTTAGATAAATTATATAATGTCAATAAATCTTGTTTAGTCATTGTTACCTCACACAATATAAATTAAATAGTACGTTAAAAATAAACCTTGTATAACCTTAACCATTAAACTGTTACCTTAAGCCCACTAGCTTTGATCTCTTGAACGCTGTCAAGGTTTACAGTCCTATAACCTTTTTTAGTGATATCATACACTGTTACAAGGTTAGCCTTATCATAGAGCTTTTTACCGCCCTTTAAATGCTTTTTAACGCCTAGCCTTGCGTTCATTGTTCTAAGTGTACCGTCTTTTTTTCTAAAGACTACTGTAAAAAATTTGTTACCTACTAAGTTTTTGAATAGTTTTTTGTTCATTTTTATATCTCCTTTTTAGTGAATTACTAGCCCTACTTTGTGATTTTCTGGATTGACCGCTTGGGTATCATCATCACTTGTATCATTATAACCCGATGCGTTAAGCTCTTCAAGTGTTTTGAAAATTTTACTATGCCTGTCAATATTTTGGTCAATCAATGAATCTTGTTTACCGCCTATTGAAAAGATGATAGTAAGATTGCTAGGCTTATTAGTCCAATTGTCTTTTAAAAGCTTTACTTGCTTAGTGTATGCGTAAAACTCTTTATCTGGCATAGACTCTGCAATCTTAAACCACTTGTAAAGGTATTCTTTATTGTAAAAATCACCGCTATCATGTATTCTAACTTTTTCTAGTTTACGTTTTTTAGATAATGCTTTAACTGCAATCTGTGGAAAGTCAGCTCGTCTAGTCTGCTGAAATCTATGCTCATAAGCTTTTTTAACTACTGGCCAACTATACGCACCTTTATTAGCATAACAATATTTACCGCATACATCCTTCATTGGGCAAGTCTTTAAAGCAGGTATTCCAAAATTTACAGTATATGCACTTGCTTTTTTTAGCTTTCCATTTCTTGTGAATAATTGTGTCATGTTTATTTCTCCTTTATTTCTGTATTTATTATCTAATATTATCTGTATTGCGTCAATAGCAGTATGAAAAAATTACAGGGTATTTTAAAAAATCTGCTCCATTACAAGCTCATAGACTAGACTAGAATCATCATTGAGAAGCTCTAATTCGCTATCTGTGGCTTTTCTTGGTTCACTCCCATCAACTACACTGGCATTAATTATAAACGCATCACAGAAGTCTGGATAGTCTGCAAAATTGATGCCATCTAATTCAAAATCAAAAAATTCTTTGTCCTCTATTTTCATTTTATAAACTCCTTTAGTTTATTCTAATTCTATTTTACTATAAGCTTCTAAAATAATACCATGTTTTTTAATATCATTATCGCTATATTCTTCAATCTTACCAACTATTTTATAGTTATCTAACCACCATTTAGCAGTATTAGTCATGCAACCAATCTTAAAATAATATTCATTATCGTATTTAAAATATATTCCTAAATGCTTTTCACAAGTAAATGATAGAATACCTTTACATTTTTCGAGATCAGCTCCCCTAAGATTAGCTTCACTAAGATCAGCTTCACTAAGATCAGCTTCACTAAGATTAGCTCCCCTAAGATTAGCTCCCCTAAGATCAGCTTCACTAAGATCAGCTCCCCTAAGATTAGCTCCCCTAAGATTAGCTTCACTAAGATTAGCTTCACTAAGATTAGCTACCATAAGATCAGCTTCACTAAGATTAGCTTCACTAAGATTAGCTTCACTAAGATTAGCTACCATAAGATTAGCTCCCCTAAGATCAGCTTCACTAAGATCAGCTCCCCTAAGATTAGCTCCCCTAAGATTAGCTTCACTAAGATTAGCTTCACTAAGATCAGCTCCCCTAAGATTAGCTTCACTAAGATCAGCTTCACTAAGATCAGCTTCACTAAGATTAGCTCCCCTAAGATTAGCTCCCCTAAGATTAGCTCCCCTAAGATCAGCTTCACTAAGATCAGCTCCCCTAAGATTAGCTCCCCTAAGATTAGCTTCACTAAGACTTTCAACTTCTCTAATAACATTACCTGTAAATCTATTTTTAATTTGTATCATTTTATAAGCTCCTTTAATGTATTTTTATAATTACTTCTAAACTTTATATAGTCTACTAGAGCATCATATAGTATGTCTATATCTTTTTCATACAATGTAAGTTTTTCAGGGTCTAAATCAATTTCGTTTACCTTGTCCCAAAACTCTGAATAACCTAAATAAATATCATTTAGTACAAAATCTGACTCCTCAACTAATTTTATTTGCTCATATTTATTCATCAAAATCACCACCCTTATACATATCCATTATTTGATCTTGTTCAAGCCTAAACTTTTCTAGTTGACTCATTTTTCTTTGTGCAATTTCAGCTTTTTTCTGTGGACTTGGATTGAATTTATCATACCAACTCATATCAAAACCATGCCTTTTATGCAGCTCCCTTTCAATTTCATGCTCATCAGACTCACTAAATTGCCCATCATATACATTATGAACTTCGCAAACATAATCCCACGCCTCATCTAATAACGTGCTAAAATTTACACCGTCCATTATTTCATTCAATCTTTTATCGACTTTATTAGTAAATTGATTTTTATTTAATTCTGTATTCATTTTTTAATCTCCTTTAAAATGACTCTTCCATGAGTCCGAGTAACTTTCCTTATAAATATTATATCAAATTATCTGTATTGCGTCAATGAACTATGTAAAAATTACCTACCTTTTTTATCACCTTCTACAATTGACATAATAACCCACCACATAAAGATGCCCACAAAAATTGGCATTAAATCGCCCATAACATACGCTCTTTTATTGTTTCATTACCTTTTAATGCTAGGTTATTTCTCCAGTCTTTTAAAGCTCTTATATTGCTTTCAATCCTTTCTAGTAGATAGACTTGTCCGCTTGACTTGAATAGCTCTAAATCAGTCCTAACGCTTTTTATCATCATTTTTAATTGCTCTTTATTCATTATTGCACCTTTCCTTTTATCTCTTCTAAAATTGTATAATATAAATCACTCTCATCTGTAAATAAATCACTTGACATAATAACTCTATAACGTCTAACAATTTGATTATCTTTATCAGGTTCAGTTAATTGAACAATCTGATCTTTTTTAAAATTCTCTTTAGTTTTAATGTATCTTAAATTTTCCATTATAATCCTTCGCTTAAGTCTTGAATACTTGTTATTAATCCGTCAAAATCTTCTGACTCCCCTAGCATTTGAGCAATCACATGAACTTGATAAGCACTTACACCATAATCATCTGCTAAAAAGTCTAAATAATCGTTTCTATCTTTGAATCCGTTTTCTTTGTAATTATTCATTTTTTTATCTCCTTTGTGTTATTCTCTATAATTATTATATCAGTTTTTATTCATTGCATCAATATACTATGTAAAAATTACACTCTTTTTAGATACTCTTTACATTTTTTACAGTAATACTTTGCTTTACCATTTTGCATTTTATTGTGCCTTACTGCACTTAATTTAAAAATTTGACAATTACACTTATAGTCAAAACGATTTTTAGTAGGTCTTAAATGACTCACATCATAGTTATGAGTCCTTTTTGCATTACCGCCAAGGGCTATATGAGTCCTTTTCCATCTTGCATCATGTCCACAATTACAATTATGAATTATATTAGCTATAACATGGGCAAGCTCATGCGAAAATGTGTTTTCAAATTCTTTTATTCCTACTGTACTATTAAACAGTCTTTTATTCATTTTAATAATCCCACAATTCTTTATTCTATAAATTGTTGCATTTCCTGCACTTGTTTTTAATCGACCACTATTTTTAATCTCAATAGAAATTATTTTGTCTTGAATATTAAATTTTTCCTTTGCAATTTCAAAATATTTATCAATAACTTTTCTTTGTTCAAAGTTAAATGTATTATCAATCTGTAATTTCATTATGCCACCGCCTTAAGTCCACCATTTCCATATTTTACGCATCTTATCCATTATTTTTTTAGAACGTGTAACTTTTACAATTAACCACACTGGACAATCATATAAATTATTTGCATAAATTCCATTTGAAGTTAACTTTCTTCTTTGGTTTGTAGATAGTGAAAACCAAACTTCATGCCTTAAATTCATTTTTTCATTAGGTGTCATTTATACTACTCCTTTATTTTCTAAGCAAATTAAATTATCGTTAATATTTTTTAACTCCTCTTGGGCTTTTTCACTGTTTTTTAATTCTGTTAAAGTCCTTACAGACTTTAAATAAGCTATTACATTTAAGTCTCTTTTATCGTAAACTTCAACCCATTGCTGACCACCAAAATCAAGTGAGCATGAAGCAATATAGATATTGTCAAGTCCTTTCACTTTTCTGATAGTTCCACTATTGTATGCACCTGCTTCATGATTAACTATCACACGCCCACCACTATGTACATTATAGTCACACTTTCTATCGTTTGCATTTAAAATTTGACTTACTTCGCTTTCTTTTAAAAATGATGTTTTCATGTAATTCCTTTATTTATTGCGTTAATCTCTATATTCATTATAGCAAATTAAATATGATTATTCAATATATATTTACTCACTTTTAGAGAATGCGAGCAAAATGATATATAAAGCTCACATTTCATTTTTTTCTTGACACTATGTATAAACTGAATGTCAACTCACATTTGATTTTATCGGACTAAAAACACTCTAAACAATCTTACTATATAGCCCTATAAGGCACACAATATAGGCTAGAATCCATTTAGATTTTATCCTTAACCTAGTATTCAAAAAACTTTTAAAGCTCTTAGAGAACAAATTAGCCTTACAAAAATAGTTGGCATATTCGTATATTCTGTGATAAAATTTATATGGTTTAATAAATAACTTGACAAATAAAGATTATTTAACAACTATAGTAATATTGAGGACGGTTAAAAAATGGCATAAGAATTGCATGAGAGAGCCGACTAGGATAGCCTCACTAAACAAAATCTGTTTAGTATATCACAAGGTGTCGAGAGATTAAGTACCTTGCCGAACGCCTCAATAAGTTTTATTTAGTATGCAATCTCTAAATAAAATGACTATATAAATAGCTCGATAGCTAAAGCCAAACATGAAAGTAAACAATAAGTGTTTAGGTATTAAATGACCAAATTAGTAGAATTTTTCGGCTACTAGTAAGTCTTTTAATGCCCAAAATATAAGGCACTTTAAGCATCCATGCTCAGTGTAATGAAGTGTACTAATAGATCGCCACAAGAAAATGGCACTTTATAAGGTAGGATATTGAACTAAATAAATTCCGTTTATGTGTTTATGTATTATACAATTATAAAATGATTAATTATTATAGTGATACCGATTATTATAGCAATTATCTGTAAAAATATTATTATATAATCTAAGCTTTTCATTACCCCCCCCTATAAATTCTCAGGATATTCATTAGTATCTTCAATAAATTCATTTAACAATGCCATATCGTTAACATCATCCTCACTCATATACTTTAAGCAAGCCATAATTACAGTATCTTTATTTAAAATACCCTCATCTAATAACTCTAATAATTTATTGGTTGTTTGTCCCATATTATGCACCTACCTTGTTAAAGTCATGTCCTAATTGAGCCAAAAGAGTACTAACCTTGAGTCTAACCTCATTAAGCTCTTCTTTAATTTCCTGCTCATTTTGAGCATTTAAAGCGTTTTCTAGTAGTCTTTGAGCTTCTTTAATTCTCGAGTCGCTAAATGATTTTTTCATAAATAAATCTCCTTTAGTAGTTAATAACGTGTTGCGTTATGTTATACATTCAATATAGCAAATTATAATGTGAGCAACAACTCGCATTTATCAATACGAGCAATTTAGATTCATTACTCACATTGCATTATTCCCTTGACAAGACATAAAACCTGAATGTCAACTCGCATTTACTTTACTCGCATTTTAATAAAGTTCTTGACAATGTCTTATCGTCCCATAAATAGCCCTACAATCCATTTAGATTTTACCCTACCTTGGTATCATATAATTCTTTTAAATGGATTCTAGAGGGTATTCTGTAAGCCAACTATATGTGGCAGTTCAATAGAATATGTTTAGTCCGATGTTGTCCATTGCCCAACATAGTAGGCATGTGCGTATATTCTTTGTAAACAATATATGTTTGTCAGCTAAAGTTTTCTTAAGGAGAGTTGGCATGTATCTTGCTATGCAATTATGATGCCAAGTTTTTGGCATGGTTCTTGCAGGGGAGGGGTGAGGGTTTCTGAGTGTGTGTGATGTGTCCACTAGGGTGTGAGAGTGCGTGTCTACAATATTATTTTATTACACTTTATATCTATCAACTAACTCTTTTAGTCTATTGTGGTATTTTAATTCTTTTTCATAATCTAATGTGTGGTATGACATTGGGAACAGTCCTTTAGGTGGTTCTTCTTTAAAATGCTCTGCAAGTGTCGAAATTTCTATAGCTATATCTAAATATTTACTAGTAGGGCTTCTTCTTCCTAAGTTAAATACTGCCTTTGCAATATCTTTTGTAGAAATTTTATACATAACTCTCCTATTTTATTACACTATATATTATAAACAAATAAAAAATTAACCAACATATAGTAACAAAAATACTTAATAATTTGGTAATGTTATTTTCTTTTTTATAGGGTAAATTCTTAATTCTATCTTTAATCATCTATTTCCAATATCCAGTTATCATCAAATCCGCCTTTTAGCTTTCTTTTATCCAACATGGTACTTGCTACAGTATAAAACCTCTTATCAACATATGACAATACCTTATACAATACTTCATATAGATCCGCTGCCTCTTCTGTAATATGCTCTTTATTGCCACTTAAAATAGCCTCAGAAAGCTCCTGTGCTTCTTCTAATACCTTGGCAGCAATATACTGTGTGATAAGCTTAGGATCGCTCTCTTGGCTTAATCTGGACTTATCTTCTATAAACTCTGGTATTTTGTCTCTAATTAGTTTTTTCATTGTCTATCCTTTATACATTCTATTAGTCTTTCAGATCCCCAACTGCCCCCTTTGTCGGAACTAACTTTTACACTGTCTACACATTCAATTAGCTCTCTTTGGCATTTTTTTTGTTCTTTATTAACAATAAATGGATTGTTTCCAGATATCTGACATGTTAATATAATTATTCTAAGTACTTCTAACATATTACTCCTTCTTAGAGTACTTAGCTTTTTCTAAAAGCTTCTCTGTTATAACCTCTATTCTTCTGATTAGAAATCGTTTCTCACTATCTACCATATCATAGGATTCTAATTGTCGCAATAGATCATCCCTTTCTTTTTTAATCTTCTCTACTTCTTCTTTATCCTCAAACGGATGGAACATTAAATACTCCTTTGTCCCAATCTATAATCAAACTATGTACATTACCTTGTTTGTCCCAATAATACGCATAATTTTCTTCACACCAAGCACTGGATTCTAAATCCATACCATGTAGTGACCTTTTATTACATATATACCCTTTACTATGGTCTGTCCAAGTTAATATGTCCTTTTCAAACTCAACATATAGGTGTCGATATAGCTTATGTGGCATAACTAATGTATTTTTAATATCTTTATATAAATTACTGATTGTTGTATTCATATTACACTTCTTTTTGGGCTAAACACTGAATCTTCTCTACATGTACACTATAAACATCCCCTCTAGAGTCCGTAAATCGCCCTCTAAGGTAATCTGCACCCTCAACTAATGGTATGGTAAGGGTTAGATCGTCTGAAGGCTTCTGAGGGTCTTTTGGGACTAATTCTAAATTAGTCCCACAACATAGCCAAGTTTCACTATCGACATATGGGTTTCTGTGTCTGATATTATCAAACTTAACATTGAAACAATCATAGCTCTCTGGAGATTGTATAATGCCAATCGATCCTGCAGGAATGTTGCCATCTTCTGGATCAGTAAAATAAACTTTATCACCTACATTAAACATATTATACTCTCCCCACATAAGTTAGCTCATTATAAAATACTTTATAGAACTTGTTATCAGAACCTACAACAAACACATAGTCGCCATTAAATGCCTCTATAGTACCATGAATGACGTTTCTATTACCAGTTGCTATGTCTGTGTCTTCAAATTTTACTTTAGTTCTTTCTTTCATATTACACCCCTTGTAGGAAATCCCAAAACTCTTCATTAGTTTCTATTACACCTTGTCTCATTAATTCATTACATATTTCAAACTTCTCTGCCTTAGTCATGTACTTAACTTTATATCTCTTATTTGGAGATATGTAACTACTATGTCCCTTTCTAGGTTCTATATCAGCAAAATACTCCATTTGGAATAACCCATCATAGTCATCATCCATATTCATTATGTCAATAAATGATTCCCAATCATCTAGGCTATCTAGTTTGTATTCTTTTGTTCCACCAGATTTACCCTTGGATTTGACAACCACAATGTCTTCAGCAGTCTTTCCACATGGTTTACAGTCGTACCATGTTTTTGCTCCAAAGTTTGTCTTTGTCCATTTGGTATCGCATACTGGACACTTTTCGTCTTTTGGTTTGAAATCAGCCATCTTTTCCAAATCTCCTGTCTATCTTCTTGGTAAATTACTATATAACGCTTCCATACTGTTGAACACGCTATACCTAACTCTATACGACCTTTTATAGTAAGTAAAGTAAAATCTGCAGTACAAGGCTCAAATGCGAGTAATCTAGTGCTTATTGTCAGAATTACTATTAGTAGTTTCAATTTCTTTTACCTTTATATTTTCAATATCGAACATCACATCACCGTATAACATCATATATTCGGACATCTTAACCATAGAATCCTTTGGCGATCCAGTAAATTCAAACTGTCCTATAGCTGTGTAAAATGTTGTTTTTACTACGGTACACTCCATTATTTTGTTCATGTAAAGTTTTAAATCTTGTTCTTTCATAATCTTTTCCTCAAGTTTAGATACTCTTCCCTTGTGTAAACCTTTGCTCCCTCTGACTTTAGCCAATCTGCATTTTCTTTACTTACCAATACAGGATACCGAACACTTGCACCATGAGAACATACATAGTACATTGGTGGAAATGGGTCAAGTGGTTCTAGTTTTTCAACTTCTAATTCAAAATCCTTCCAAGTTTTCATATTATTACACCTTTGTCGGAGCCTCGTATTTTCGTGAAACGAAAAACGAAAGGGCTATCTATTATCCTTTTCTTAAAGTAAAGACATTAACTGATACATTATCCTTACTAAGATTATAGTAGGAGGACTCTTCCATGAGCATCTCACCTACTTGAGTTGCACAGTGATGTTGAATAAATCTCATCTCCTCTGCATCCAATCCTTTTTTTATAATATCTTGATTAAAGTTATACTCTACAATCCAATCATCTACCCATTGCTTTAAGGCTTGTTCTCTGGCATTAGTACCATCAGCCCATGTAAGTCCTTGAATATGTGCTATAGACATCAATTCTTTTAACCATCTGTCACTTTTCTTCATCTTCGTCCTCTGTTTCATCTAATTCGTTAAGTCTGTCACGCAATGCCTGTAGTGCGTTATCTGTCATGTTTTCTTTTTCTTTATCCGATAATAAAATCATAATTTGGAACTCAAGGTAGACTCCAAAGAAAACTGTTACTAAATTAAACAAAGCTATAATATATTCTAAAGGATAGAATAAACTAGATAGTATTATCTTCGTACTACTTACACCTTCCATTTTATTAAACCTATAAGTACATGCAAAAGCAAAACCTAATAAGTATCCTATTAAAATTCCCACATGTCCTCCCCAAGATCTTGTATCATCCTATATTCCATTTTTATAGCAAATGCAATCTCCTCTACTTTCTCTTTAATAGCAGCTTCATCTTCATCATTTATAAGAAATAGTATATAATCTGTATTCACATGTCCAATTGGCATAAACACCTCCTAATTAATAATACTAAATACTATTATATATGTCAAATGTTTAATTTTTAACAACTATAGTAACTGAAGTATTAATTTAGGAGATATAATGGCAGGAAAAGACGATTCCTTGTATAACTATAGAAAAGCATTGATGGCAGCTACTGATCCAGATATGACTGATCTAATTCAACCAGAGCAAATGCAAAAGAATTTAACTAAGTTGGACGAGTCTGATAGACTTGCTAGGGATATTGAAAAGAGAATTGCAGCAAAATCAGCTAATAAGTCTGAAGCAGATGCCGCAAGGGACTTCCTAAAGAAGTATTCAGATAAAATGAAAGCTCCTGAAGGTATAAAGCCTCAGTCAATAGCAGATGAAACAGCTAGATTAGGTATGAAGATGCCTAAAATGGCAAGTAAGCTAGGAAAATTAGGTAAGTTAGGTGGAGGAGCAGCACTAGGATTAGCAGGAGAGTTAGCATTTCCAGAAGAAGCAGGTGATCCTGATAGTATTATAGAGAATCCAGACGCATCTCCAGAGGAAAGAAAGGCTGCAATGGAAGCTATGATGGCAGAATCAAGACCTGAGATGGAAAGTCAGATGAGAAAACAAGCATTAGACGATATGATGGAGAGATTAAAGCAAGAAAAGCTTCAAAGAGGCGAAATGCTTATGAAAAAATATGGAAAACGATAAAAATAAGCCATATGGCGGATTAACATTCGGAAAAGCTGATCCTATGTTCAAAGAAATATATGCGGATAAGCTTAAAAAACCAACTTACAAGGAAAAACGCAAGTTTTCAAAGATAAGAAACAAAATAGGAAGAAAAAAGAAGAGATCTACACCCGAATAAGGACTAGACTTGATTTTTTACAGGAGAAAAGACATGGAAAAGTTAAAAGAAGTACTACCGTACTTATTATTGGTATCGTTTTTAGGATTATCACACTATAAACAGCCTCAAATCGCAGATTCAATCATTATTATCGCACTTTCAGCATTATGTGGGTATAAATTGTACCTAGATTCAAGAAAAACACCAGATTATTCAAAATTATTCAAAGAAGAGATTGAAAAGCACAAAAAAGAGCTTGAAGATGTCAAAACTGTTGTAGGAATGTACAATATGGCACAAAAACAAAGAGAAAAGTCTCAAAACGCAGTTTGGTAGGAGTTTTTATGTCAGATAAGACAGATTATAGTGATGTAGAGTTTGAAATTGCATCACTTAACAAAAAAATACTAGAATTAGAGTCAGAAAACCAGAAAATGAAGCAAGTTATTGTTGATAATGACCTAGAAGATGAGATAGAAGGACTAGATTCTATATCAGAAGAGGAGTATATATGCGTAAAAGGCATAGGACACCTTAAAAAACTGTACGAAAATGGTACTTTTGGTAAGGATGATACCCAACAATTAGACATACTTATAAAGAATTTAAGGCTTATTAGGGGTCAAAGCACTAAGAAACCTAAAGGAAATAAGCTTAAAACCGAAGATGTAGGTGAGCTTTTTAGTATAGTTAAAGGTAAATAGTGAAAGTCCCCAAGAAGAAAGAACAGGATAGCCCAGAAAAACGTGCAGCAAAACATAAACTATGGCGTATGGGAGAACTTTCTTGGAAGCTTAAAGGAAAACAAGAAGATATCTATAGAAACATAATGGACGCACAACATGACGTATCTTGTATATTGGTATCAAGACGTTTTGGGAAATCTTTTACTAATTGTCTTGCAGCAGTAGAACTTTGTATAAGAATACCTAACGCTATTGTAAAATACGCATGTCCAAAGCAAAGAATGGTGACAACGATTATTAAGCCCATAATGAGGACTATATTTGAAGATGCACCAGAAGAGTATAATTTACAAGATATGTGGAAGGCAAATGATAAAGTTTATCAATTCCCAAACGGTTCTGAAATACAAATTGCAGGTACGGATAATGGTAATGCTGAGAACCTTCGTGGTGGTTATGCACAGCTTCTAATATGCGATGAGGCAGGGTTTATGGACGATTTGGAGTATATTGTTGATAGTATTTTGTTGCCTACAACCGACACTACAGATGGTAAATTGATTCTAACTTCTACACCTAATTATAAAAACCCCCAACATGAGTTTCACACAGAATATGTTTTCCCATTAGAAGCAGAGGATAGGCTCGTAAAGTATACCTTATTTGAATCTCCGATGGTATCTGATCGGAAAAGAGATAAAATCATAGCTAGATATGCAGGTGGAGTCGATAATCCTAAATTTAGATGCGAGTATATGTGTGAAATACCAAGGGTTACTGAAAACACTGTAGTACCTGAATTTGAACAGATGAAACATGAAATAGTGGTAAGCGAACTAAAAATGCCCGATCACTTTGATGCTTATGTATCGGGTGATGTTGGATTTAGGGATCTAACAGTAATACTATTTTCGTACTATGATTTTATGAAAGCTAAATTAGTAATAACAGATGAACTAGTTATGAATGGTCCAGAAATGACAACAGATGCTCTAGCAAAGAGGATCAAAGAAAAAGAAGAACTTAGATTCCATAGAGAAGATACTAACATGGCACAGAAGCCTTATATTCGTGTTATGGATAATGATCTAAAACTTATTAACGATTTAGTTAGATTACATGATCTACATTTTGTTGCAACTAAAAAAGACAATAAAGAAGCCCAGATAAACCAAGTTAGATTATGGGTACATCAAGGTAAGATCGAAATACATGAAAGGTGTAAACACTTAAGATACCATGTTGAAAATGCTCAATGGGACAAACATAGAAAATCATTTATCCAATTGAAAGATACACCTAATGGTGAAATAAGAGGCGGTCACTGTGATGGACTTGATGCTCTTATATACCTAGTAAGAAATGTAAACGAGGGTAGAAATCCATTCCCAGATGACTATAATGAAATGAAAGGTCCGGGTATTTTCAGGAGCTTACATAAACCAAAGGCAGGTAAGTTGCAGGAATTAATGGATACGATAATGAATCGTAAAAAGAATTGAGTAATATAGTACCCATTTATTTAAGTATTTGTAATATTTGAGTAATATAATACCCATGTTTTAAAAATACACCTTTTTAACAACTATAGTACTATAATGATACTTTAAGGAGTGATAATGGAACACAGCATTTATTTTGCTGCTGACGAAGCTGAGAAGGCTGCCAGTTATTTAGAAAAGAAGACTCAGGAATGGTTTCAAAACATTACTGTAAATAATTATATTAGTAAGATAAAAAAGTCATGGTCAGCGTATCATGGTAACTATTATCAAAGTAGTCATGAGATTAGCTTTGGTGGTGAACAAGGTGAATTAGTAAATCTTGCTGTAAATCACTATTCTAACTTATGTACACACATGCTTAACATGGTAACTGGATCTCGTCCAAGTTTTCAATGTAGAGCAATAAATACAGATAGAAAATCTAAGATACAAGCGGAGCTTGGTAATGGACTCTTAGAATACTATATGCGTGAAAAGCGGCTAGAACGCAATATAAAAGCTGCCGTAGAATATGCAATCGTGTTAGGGTCTGGATTTGTAAAAATGGAATGGAACGCTACCCGAGGAGAAATAAATGACTACCTCGACATAGACCCTAGTTCCATCGCTTCATTTGACGATGAAGATAATCCATTAGACGAAGATGGTAATATTCTAAAGCCAATTCCAATTTATGATGGTGATGTAGATTTCTACACTCTATCTCCATTTGATGTTGCATTTGATTCTACTAAAGAATCTCCTGATTTACATGAGTGGGTTGTTATTAGGACTTTTGTAAACAGACATAACCTTAAAGAAAAGTACCCTCAATTTGAAGATGAAATTATGACAATCGCAACTAAAGATCAGGGTAACGCTAATAATAGAATCTCATTGTCATCATTCGATAAGACAGAAGATATTCCAGTATACGAATTATATCACAAAAGAACTGAAGCAAAACCAGAAGGTAGATATTTAATGTATATCACTTCTGATATAGTTTTAGAAGATACTGATATGCCTTATAGGGATTTACCTATTCTTAGGATCGCTCCTAGAAATATTTTAGGTACTCCATATGGTTACACATCTATGTGGGATATTTTACCACTTCAAGATGCTATCAATAGTTTATACTCAACAATTATGACAAACAATAATGCCTTTGGTGTCCAGAATATTCTAAACCCACAAGGTAACAATCTAAAAGTAAATCAATTAGAAGGTGGACTAAACTTCTTAGAATACAATGATCAAGTAGGGAAACCAGAACCACTACAACTAACTGCTACTTCTCAAGAAACCTATAACTTTTTATCTATATTAGAAAAGACTATGGAAACCGTATCGGGTATTAACTCGGTTGCAAGGGGTAATCCTGAAACTAGTTTACGATCAGGTACGGCACTAGCACTAGTACAGTCACAAGCATTACAATTTATGTCAGGATTACAACAGTCTTATATTCAATTATTAGAAGATGTTGGAACTGGTTTGATAAATATATTAAAAGACTTTGCAGATGCACCAAGAATTGCATCAATTGCAGGTATATCAAGTACGACTAAAATGGTAGAGTTTAAATCAGAAGATCTAGAATCTATTAACAGAGTTGTTGTCGATGTAGGTAACGCACTTGCACAGACTCCTGCAGGTAGAGCACAGATTGCTGAAAACCTTTTACAGATGGGTGTTATTACTACTCCAGAGAAATACCTAGAGATTCTAAATACAGGTAACTTAAAAGGTATTACTCAAAGTGTAACTAACGAATTAGATACTATAAATGCAGAAAACGAATCACTATTAAAAGGTTCAGGAGATGTTATTGCAATCGCAACAGATCATCACGCAATGCATATTAGAGAACATAGAGCAGTATTATCTGATCCTGTTCTAAGACAAGATGCAGACTTAGTAGCTAGAACATTAGCACACATACAAGAGCACATTACATTACTTCAAACAAGTGATCCAAATTTATTATCGATTATAGGTGAACAACCGCTTGCTCCTCCGGGGGGAAGTCCGGTTAATCCACAACAACAAGGTGGAGTTCCGGGAGCACAAGGAGCATCACAACCAATGCAAGGTACTCCTATGAATCAAACTGCTCCGGGTATGCCGCAACCTGCACAAGCTCCTGATATACAGGGACAAGCACAACCACAATCACCAGAAGAATTAATGGCAATGAATACAGGACAGGGGAATGTTTAATGAAAAGAATTAGATATAAAAACACAAAAGAAGAAGGCGTTGTAGTTTCTAACAAGATTCTAAAATCAGAAAGAACTGGTGCAGAGTACTTGGTATATTTAGATCTAGAAAATGTAACGTATAAGATTAAAAACATAAACTCAGAGAATGTACATAGAGGTGGGGAAAACATTAACAATCTAAATGTTCTAAAAAGGTCTGTAAAAACCAGACTAGAAGGAATGGGAGTTAGATTTGAAGATGAAGAACGGTTTAGAAGTTTTGGCAGATGTCCAAAAGGCATGACTCAACAGAAATGGATGGATATAAATAAATATGAAATATAATTGCAAATTATGTAACATAGATTATGAATCTTCAAGGTTTTCTAAATATTGTAAAGATTGTAGAAGTATAAAAAAGAAGGAATATCGAAAAAAGTACAAGTCTAAAGTTGCTGCAAAAAAAAGAGAAAATAGAAAACTTATTACTTTAAGTTGTAAAATATGTGACGGTGAGTTTAAAAGTTTTACAAAATCTAAAAAATACTGTTCAGATAAATGTAAGAAAAAGTATGCATCTGACTATAAAAAGAAATATAGCGAAAAAAATAAAAAGATTATAAAAGAAAAAAATGCAAAATATTATATAGAAAACAAAGAAAAAATAAAGATAAGAAATAAAAAATGGGCAAGTAATAATAAAGATCTTATTAAACAAAAAAGAAAAAGGTATGAAAAAAGACATCCCGATAGGTGTAGAGCGAGGATTGCCGAAACAAGATTTATTAAAAAAGCTTGTAAAAAAGCATTTAAAGAGGATTATAAGATTTTAAAGAAGTTTTACAAGAAAGCAGCAGATCTAGAAAAACAATTAGGGTATAGATTTAACGTAGACCACATAATACCTATTAATCACCCAGACGTATGTGGACTACACGTTTCTTGGAATTTACAAGTATTAAGTGAAGAACATAATTTAATAAAAAATAATAGTTTTGATGGAACTTATAGTAATAATAGTTGGAGAAATAAAATACAAGTTCCTCAGAAAAAACATGAACTAAAGGAGAGCTATAATGTCTAAAAAGTCATGTGATGGCAAGACAGCTAATGGAGCTTGTCCAACTAAGCCGGAGCTTTATAAAAAGATTAAAGCTAAGATAAAAAAGAAGTATAATGAAGATTGGCCAAGTGCATACGCATCGTCTGCTGTAGTAAAGGAATATAAGAAGAAAGGTGGAGGCTACAAGAAATGAGTAAAAAACCTTCTGCTTCTCAAGGTGGATTAGTAAGGTGGCACAAGGAAGTGTGGAAAGATTCTAAAGGTAAAGAGTGTGGTCATGGAGATGATGATAGCTACTGTAGACCTTCTAAAAGAGTTACAAAAGACACTCCAAAAACATGGGGAGAAATGTCTGATAAAGAAAAAGAATCCGCTAAGAAAGCAAAGGCAGATGCTAGAAGTAAAGGCAAACAATATACAAGTAAAAAGTTCACTAAAATAAAGAACAAAGTAAAATAATTTAGTACTTACTCAATAAAGAGCAGTACACTTACATATATAACTAAGGAGTTACTATGTCTGAAGAAGTAATCGAAAACGAAGTACAAGAGCAACCTATTGATAATGAGGTTGTAGAAGAGTCAGGGGAAATTGAAGCAGAAGGCGATGAGTCATCTGATGAAGGTGTCCAAGCTGATTCCGTTGAAGAACTTGAAGAAGAGCTTGAAGAAGCAGCAAAGAACGGTGCAAGCGAAAAAGAGCTAAAGAGCATGGTTAAAGAGTTCCAATTAAAAGTTAATGGGAAAACATTTAACAAGACATTAGATCTAAGTGATGAAGAAGCTGTAAAAAGAGAATTACAAAGAGCTTATGCAGGTCAACAAGCTATGCAACAAAAAGCTGAATTAGAGAACGCTCTTAAAAATCAAGTAAATGATTGGAAAAACAATCCTTGGAAGTTCTTTGAGCAAATGGGAATGGATGCTGATGAACTAGCTGAAATGAGAATGGCACAAAGACTAGAGCAGATGAAAAAAGATCCTGCTGAACTTGAAAGAGAAGAAAGAGAAAAAGAGCTTCAACAACTTAGAGAGCAATTAAAATCTAAGGAAGAAAGAGAAAAGCAGATGGAATATGAGCGTATGCAGGAAGAAGCTGCTATGCAACTTGACAATGAAATTTCAGAGGCATTAGATGCACACACTACATTGACTGCTTCACCTAGAGTTGTAAGACAAATTGCAGATACTCTAGCTTGGGCAATCACACCACAAAACGAAGGTGGCGGTGGATTTGACCCAGATGAGATTTCTGTAAAAGACGTTTTACCAACTGTAGAAAAAGAGATCAAAGATGAGATTTCTAAGCTTTTTGAGGACATGCCTGATGAGATTATTGAGCAATATATCGGTAATAAAAACATCGATAGGCTCAAGAAAAAGGCTATAAGTAAGGTTAGAAAAGCACCTAAGTCTGCGAAATCTATAAACAAACCTTCTGCACCTAAGAAAGAAGCAAAGTCTGATGATAAAAAGAAAGGCAGACTAGAAGACTTCTTTAGTGTAAGAAATAGATAAAAATAACGTAATTTTAACAACTATAGTACCGTAGGGTTATTTTGCCCTACGTTTAACTATCTTAGATCAAATCTGTGGTAGTTTTGACAAGACCTTTAAATACCCTTAACCGGATTTTAGAGTATCAAATTAAAACAAATCAGTCAAGTGAAAAGATGGAAATTTATCAAATTAACTAAAAACTAATCATAGGAGATTAAAATGGCTGACATTGGCTCAACACTTCCAGATTCGGCACATAGCCAGAATGGAGCATCCGCACTAAACGGATTATTTAAAGAAATTTACAACGAACTTAAAGACTTAGTACCTGCTAACACTAAAATGGCAGATATGGTTCCTTTCGCACCCGGAGATAAAGAACTTGGTGCTGCTTATAACGAGCCTGTAGTTCTAGGACTTGAAGGTGGGATTACTTACGGTGGTTCTGACGGAGAGGCTTTTGCATTAAGAACTCCAAGTTCATTTACTCTTAAGAACGCTAGAGTTAAATCTGTAGAAATGGTATTAAGATCTGCGATCTCTACTGCTGTTGCTTCTAGATCTCAAAACTCTAATGGTGCTTTTGAAAGAGGTATTAAATTATTAACTGGTAACATGATGAAATCTATGTACCACAGACTAGAAGTATCAATGCTTTACGGACAAAAAGGTATTGGTATCGTAGAATCAGTAACTGGAACTGGACCATCTGTTCTTAAAGTTGAAGATCAAGAATGGGCAGCAGGTATCTGGGTTGGTACTACTAAACATAAAATTGAAATCTTTTCTTCTGATCTTGCTACTAAGAGAGGGGAACTAACGATTTCTGGATATGACATCCAATCTAAAAAAGTAACTGTTCTTGAAGACGCTTCAGCAATTAGTGTTGCAGCTACTGACGTTATCTTCTTTTCCGGTGCTTGTGAAGCAGGTGCTGTACATAAAGATATGCTAGGACTTCACTCTATTGCTGAAACTAGAGGAAACCTATTTGAAATCAATAACTCTAACGAGCCACTTTTCCAAGGTAACTTGGTTGACGTTGGAACTGTTTCTACTGCAGCTAAGTTAAGCTTTGCTAAAGTTGAAGAAGCTGTTGCTAGAGCTGTTGAAAAAGGTCTTGGAGAAGAGCAAATGACTGTTATGGTTAATGTTAACTCTTGGAATGACCTTTTAACTGAGCAAACTGCTAAGAGAAGATATGACTCTTCTTATAGTGCTGCTAAAGTTAAAGAAGGTGCTAGAGCGATCGAATTTGAAGGTCAAGCAGGATCTATCAAAATCATCCCTTCTACTTACGTTAAAGAAGGTTACGCTTACGCTTTCTGTGAGAAAGATCTTATCAGAATCGGTTCTTCTGACATTACTTTTGATCCAAAAGGATACGAAGGTGAATTTTTCAGACTTCTTGACAACCATAGTGGTTACGAAATCAGAGCTTACTCTGACCAAGCACTATTCTCAAGTAGACCAAGCTGTATCACAATCTTAAGATACATCAAAAATGATACTCACTCGTAATCTAATTAGTTCTTAATTAGTAATATCGCCCCGATGCAATGTCGGGGCTTTTTTATATATAGTATTGAAATCAGGTAAAATACTGTATTTTAACAACTATAGTATATATAGCTATATAAAAACAAGGATATGACATGTCAATCAGACTTAGATTAGGAGATGAGGTCTTCGATATCCCCACAGTGGGAAATTCTAATTGGGGCGAGCAAATTACCCTATACCTCAGAAAAAACTCCGAAATAATTGCAACAATACAAGGTCCACAAGATATTTTACTTACTGAAGCTTCTCTAGCAGATGGAGCAAGCTCTCAGCCTATCAACGGACTATCATTCGATACATCAATAGTACAACAAATTCAAGTAGAGGGATTAATTACTAGAACATTTACTTCTGGTACTCCTAAAGTAGATTCTTTCAAATGCAGTGGTGTTTTTGATGGATCTGACTTTTATATAGATTCAGAATTTACAGGAACTGATGCTGACGTTTCAATAGATATTAACGCAGCAGGACAGTTTATATATACATCACAATCAGTAGTAGATACAGACCAATTAACTATAAAATTTCGTGGACAAGCAATTATAGACGTATAAATAATTAGGAGCATATAAAATGGCAATTTTAAGAAAGAGATTTACAAAAGGGATAGAGCTTAAGCCAGAAGACTTGACCTTAGAACCACTCTCTAGAGAAGGCGAGTTAGCGTATGACTCGGTTGATGACAAACTAAAATATAGAGATGCTTCTGCAGCTAGGGAAGTTGTTAACACTGATGAAGCACAGTCTCTAGAAAACAAAACAATTGACGCTACAGCAGCAACTGGCAACAACACTTTATCTGCTGACTCAGTAGACATTGTATACGATGATGCAAACGAAGCAGTAAGCTCTCTTGGATCAAATGTACAAGCCGCATTAGATGCTGTAAAAGTAGCATTAGATAATCAAAATGATGCAAATGAAATTAGTTATGACAATTCTACAAGTGGTTTAACTGGTGCAAATGTTCAAGCGGCAATTGATGAAGTAGAAGAAAGATTAGATACTGCAGAAGCAGACATTGTAACATCACAATCAACTGTTGACGATCACATAGCTAACCCTACAGACGCTCACGATGCAAGTGCAATTAGTAATGTACCATCTGGTAACTTAGCTGCTACAGACGTTCAGAGTGCCTTAGATGAGCTACAATCAGATATCGATACAAGAGTTATAGATGGGGGATCATTTACAAGTGGTAGTGTTATCACCCCTACTCAATTAGATGTTAAACAAGATACAGAAGCTAACCTAATTACTTACGCTTCAACTGCATCAGATGGACAATTAGTTTTTGCTACAGATTCAAAAGAGATGTTTCAAGTCATAGACAATACCCTTAAGGCAGTTGGAGGCGGAGCAGGTACAACTTCAGAAATTAACCAAGTTGAACATGGATTTGCTGTCGGAGATGGGGTTTATCATAATGGTACAATTTTTGTAAAAGGATTAGCTGATAATGAAGCAACTCTAGCTTACTATACCGTCACTAGTATTATTGATGTCGATAACTTTGCTGTTACCGATTTTGGAAGAGTAGAATCTGATGCACATGGATTTACAATTGGCGAGTACTATTATCTGTCTGAAACAGTTGCAGGCTCTCCAGTTACTACCGAACCATCTACAGGATTTTCTAATCCTCTATTTTATGTTGAAGATGCTAATACATTACAGATAAAAGTATATAGACCGTCACCAGTTGGTGATAATATTAATTTAGATAATTTAGCAGACGTATCAGCAGGCGTTCCAACAGACGGTCAGACAATTGTTTATAATTCAGGATCTGGATTATGGGAAAACTCTTTTGGCACAACTTTAAATGAAGAAGTCACAACCAATGATATTGATTGGAATACAAATGCAGTATTCTATAAAGATGTAACTACTGATATAACATTTACTTTTACTAATGATGTAAATGGTCAAGTAATAAATTTAATAGTTAATAATACAGATGCAAGTGATC